TCTGTCATATAAATGATATTGCTCGGCTGTTTAGGGTTCTTCGTTACCTTCAACATTTCATTCAGACGCGGAACACCTTGAGTGACTTTTCCTGCGCCATGGGTACCAGTTTGATGAAATGTGTCTCTTTCAGCTAAGCCATTTCTTATGGTAAAATTTAATGTTTTTGGAACGGTAAAATCATAGACAGTATCCCGGGTCGCCTTGTGAAATTTGATATCAATAATCTTGTCTAATACTATGTCTTTTTCAACCCTGTATTTTCCAGTGGTGTTAATATTATTTATTTTAAGAGTAATATTTGTTAGTCGGTCATGTTTCTTCGGATGTGTAGAACCGATTTCAGTAGCAAAGCGTTTTGACATAGCGCTGCCAATATATAACATGTGGTTTGGGAGACAGTTTTCAGTTTTAATGCGATGACCTTCAGGTTTAGTAACAACATAAGTTGATAATCTACCAAAGATATTAAACCGAGTCAATAAGTTACTAATACCAATAATTAAATCTTTTGATACAGATGATGCAGTTATATGTCCTTGCAATTGTACACATCCATCACCGGTAATATAGCCGTCCAGAAGCCCTTTAACAAAGGATTTAGGAGCAACATATGCTTCTGCTGGAACGCGTTTATGTGCGCTTCCAGTTCCAACCCATTGTTTCAGGAATCTTGGCCAGAATACACCATGAATGATTACATCAGTTGAAGTGCCTTTAAGTGTATACTCTTCTGGTGTTCCCTTTTTAAAGGTCGCATCATTTGTTTGTCTTATAGTATATGCAAGACTTAGCTTTTCACACCAATCAATTACACGTTGTCGGATACATTCTTCATTGTTACTAATACCCCAAAAGGTATTAGTTGCCCATCCTTCTGCAAGATAAAGACCGATTATATATCCGAATTCTTCATCAAGAGGAATACGTTCAGGAATCTTGCTATGGGTTGAGTGGGGTTGTTTAGGATAAACATATCCTTTTTCTATCATTGTCTTTGTCATTTTTTTACCATGCCAACCATCTAAAAATACATCCATTCTTGAGTAAGGAATTGTAAATGTCTTACCTTGATGCATATCCCAGAAGCCATATTTCTTTTTGCGTGGGTCAGCATCATAGAGCTCATCGGCCATATGGTAATCGGTTCCGAATAAATACTCACGTTTCGATAAATATTTAGCAAAATCGAGATGTGTTATTTCTTGACCCTTCTCGGGTTCAGGGAACTGACATGTTACAGGAACTAAATCACCAACCTTCAGGTCAGCGCCATTTGTTTGTACAAGTTTCCCTTCGGTATCACTCCAAACAAGGAATGATTTTTGTTGCGTCGCCGATACTTCACGACCGGATTCGGTAGTAATCTTTACCAGGTCGCCAACAGGTAAATGCCGGGTTACAGCAGTTACTTGGCACCATGACATATTACCGTAATCGTCGACACTTGGCACCGTAATCGGCGTTTCGAGTTCCAGGTATTCAGTGCGATTTTCAGGGATATTTTGAATCTTTCCAGAATCTTTATATTTGTCCATCAAATCATCAATGAATTTACCCATTTTAATTTCAAACGGATGACCGTTTTCCGCCAGAAGCATATCTGTTTCCCAGTCAACGCTATTAAGTGTCAACTGAGTCGAGCGTTCGCCAATGCTCTGGGCGGCAAGGGGTCCAACCATCTCACCAGCTTCAACGCGTCCCTTACGAAAGCCCAGGCGAACCTGTGCCAACATAAAGTCAAGCGCATTGCGGGTAATATGTAAATCGCGAATAAGTTTTTTCGGGCTCATAAAATCATATACCAGAATTTCCAGCACATGATTTCGCAGTCCATTAACACGGCAATCATCAATAAGCTTTTCCAGCTCGTCGATAATTTCGGTCGGTGTTAATTCGCTCTTTGTTGTAATTTTATCCAGGCTATACACATCAATTGTCTTGGCGACAAGTTTCTTCATGTTCACCGGATAATAAAGCGACAAATCGTCAATGCTTGTAAGCAGTTTGACCATTTGCACATGAATCATATCAATGCACCGTTGAACGGCCTTGTTATACGATTCCAGTTTCTTAAACCAATTCGGCGATTCGCGCATTTTGGCAATGCTCTTTGCAGGCATATAATCCTCAAATGCATCTTCTTCAGTAAAGAGGAAATCCTTGAACAGTTTCTCTTCCTTAATTAGTTTAAAGTTGGTTGATTGTGTTTCAATCTTAACAGCGTCAAACCCATCATTACCGTAGATAAATTCAATGATTTCGTTACTGTTATCTCTAATGGTATAGTCATGATATGTTTTTAAATCCTCCATAGTCTTTACAAGCCTACGTTGAAGGTAACCCGAATTGGCCGTTTTTACAGCCGTATCAATAAGACCTTCACGACCAGCCATAGCATGGAAATAGAATTCCATCGGGTTAAGCCCCTCAAAGAAATTGTGGGCGATAAACCCACGGGACTCCATACCGTTTTCATATTTCGGGTAATGTGGTAGTGTTCGGTCAGTGAAACCGATTGGCACACGTCCACCGTCAATATTTTGTTGCCCGAGACAACACATCATTTGCTTAATATTGGTTTCATTACCTTTGGCACCTGATGTAACCATGAACAGAACGCGGTTAGTGTTATAGTCCAGCGTATTAACAGTATTGCTAATAACTTGTTTGTCAAGTGCACCACCAATAGTTCCAACTTTACCTTCATAAACTTCGCTCAGGTTACCAGACACATCATCTAAGATATTCAAGTGCACCCGTTTTGCGAGTTCAATTTCGTCAGATACCGCTTTCTTAATGGCTTCCTGGTTCCGTTTGACTATATCTGGGTGAACGACTAAATCGCTAACACCAACACTAAACCCGGATTTAATCAGGTAGCGGCTGATTATTATTTGCAAATCATTCATATAGCGTTCGGCTTCTTTAATTCCAAAATCACTATGAATTGCATGAATGATTTTACCGCTAACGGATTTGTCTACTTGACCCTGTTTCATAATACCATATTCGATGATTACTTTTGGCACCTTATCACTTTTAGGGTCAGCCGAAAGTGAGATTGGTGGCAGGATAACTGAGTAAATTTGTTTACCGGTCCATCGAATATATTTGCCGTTCTTAATGGCAGGTTCGGGAAGAACACCATTAAAGGCTTGTGCACCACTAAGCAAATGACCCGCTTCTACTTGTGTAAAAACGACGCCATCACCTGTGATTTTGAAGAGACCCAGTAAATTATCCTGACTTGGTTTAATAATCGGACTATTAGTGCTGGGACTAATCATATGGTGTGGAATTGCCGCCAAATATTTCAACTCCATTGCGGTTTGAATACTTTGCGGAACGTGCATGTTCATCTCCAGATGAATACCTCATAAGTTTCCCTATGAGCCTGACTGTATCTTAAGCAAACTCGGGACTGCTAATCCGTCATAGTTCACCAACACCCGTTCAGTCGATGAGACCTCTGGCTCTTCCTTGCATAGCGGAAGTAGTCAGATAAGCCTGCGGATTGCCCAATCTTTAACGTTGATTACTATTGGTTACGGTTATTAGCCGTGGTCTTCTTGCACATTTCTGTGTAAGAATAGTAGTTAAAGCTCTAAGGGGGTCCCCGCATCAAGGTGTTTTGCAGTTAATCATTAGTTTTTATTTTTTAATTCTATTTTATAAATTAGACAATGATTAGCTACTAGGGAGTTTCACGCTTTTAACGCTCCCTGTTGGAGACAAGATGTATGCACATTACAAATCTCCGTCGAACGCTCGTACTCTTAGGTTTCCCTAAAAGGCTAGACTATATCTTAAGCAGATTCAGGTTTGCTAAACCGTCATTATCTACCGACACCCGTTTGCTTAAAAGCCGAAGCCAAAGCCTGCAGTCGTTGCGGGATTATCTTCTATCTTGCATGACGATAGGAGAATAATTTACCCACGGATTACCCAATTCTTAACGTTATTACCTTTGGGAACGGCTATTAGCCGTGTTCTTTCTAATTGTCGCCAAATAGAAATGGTAGTTAAGACTCTAAGGGACTCCCCGTTATTAAGGTGTCTCGCAGTTCCAAAATAATAATTTAATTATTACGTTGGAACTACTAGGAGGTTACACGCTTTTCACGCCTCCTGTTGCCGACTACATTTTAGTTAGTTTCCTTTCTAAAATACTATTTTCACATGAAAATAGTGTCAATCAGCGTTGTAACATTCACAAATGTCCGTATTAAAGCGGAACGTTTTACCCGGCATCACTTTTACCCGGTGAGCCATCATGCTCATTCGGTGTAATGTGGGTTGCCTGTTAAAGAGAACGTAATCGCCATCTTGCAGATGTCTGTGAACTGTGTCGCCATATTCGAGGATAATATCATCAAGATTACTATCCATTAACATGGTTGTTCGTTTTGTTTTTCCGGCTTCAATGCTTTTAGCACCCGGATATACTTTATTGCCATTGCGAACCAACTTATACATATTATTGATATTGTATTTGTTTACAATTTCGGGATACGTTAAATTCATTGCAATTTCAAGGGGTACACCCAGTTCGCTCATTTTAATATTAGCATCCGGGCTAATTACACTACGTGCTGAAAAATCTACACGTTTACCCATAAGATTACTACGGATACGGCCTTCTTTGCCCTTCAAACGGTCAACAAAACTCTTTATGGGTCTGTATGTTCGTGTTTGGGCCTGTGCCAGCTTTTTACCGTCATTATCATGCAATGTCATTACATGATATTGAACCACTCGTGTAGACATTATTAGTTGGTCTTCGGTCATAGGTTGTGATGATGTCAATGCTTCTTTCAAAATATTATTAAATTTAATAATACTGATATAGCTATGTGTAATATCATCCTCGCTACGTTGTCCATTATATTGTCGAACACTGGGCCTGCATGCCGGCGGCACAACTAACACAGTTTCAATAATAAGGTCCTTTGGCATACACCAATCAGGACTAAATGACATCACTGATGCCTCTTCTTCACTAATACGTTTAAACCATGCAAGCACATATTCTGCACTAAGCTTTTGTTCAATCATACCCATTGCATCTACTGTCATACCTTCCGGCATAGTAGCTCCTGTCATGCGCTCTGCACGCCATTGAGCTGTCAATAAGTTTTGATTCATTGTATTAAGGTATTTATCAGGCTGTAATGCACCGCATCCGCCATTATCAAGAATGCTACCAGCTTCATTTTCATTTACTGTTCCGCAACGGTTTACTTTATTCATTGCAGATACCAGTTTAAAAATCTTCTTAAATCTCCGTTTACCACGGGTTGATTTAATAATTGCTTTTATAGTTGGATGATCCTTATTTACTAAAAGTTTACTACAACGGCAACAATAGCATTTAGCAATCTTAATAATTTCTTTGTCAAATTGAATATTAAAAATTGGTCGAGCAAGCGAGATATGTCCAGGATGTCCTGGGCACAAAATATAATCCTGTTCACAGGTTTTACATTTGCGCCCCCTTTCAATGACACCCATACGGGGGTCAAACAAGGAATTAAGTTTTGGGTCACCGTTGCTGTCATAAAACGTTCCTTCGGTAACTTCGACCACAGACATTCTTTCTATTTGTTCTTTGCTTAACATGCCAAATCGCACGCTTTTAACGGTGCTAACTTCATGACGTTGTGTTGTCATTATTAAATAGAGGTCGGGTGTAAATTTATTGTATTAATTTATTTTTAATCTGTTTTTTAATTTCAATTTTTCCAAGCCTATTAATTTTTATTCAATATACCGCATAATCCCTATTTTAATTACACCTCCCTTTTCCCTTCCCTTTTTCTCTGGATGGCAAAGCCATCCAGCAAAAAGAGAACCTTCTGTGCTCTTTAGAGCACATAGGCATGCTGGCTCAACTGAAGTTGAGCCAGAACAAAAAGCTTTCCGGGCTGCGCCAGCAAAAAGAGAACCTACTGTGCTCTTCAGAGCACATAGGCATGCTGGCAACACTATAGTGCTGCCAGAACAAAAAGGAGGAGTGTAAAAATAGAGGATTATAGGTGTGATGTGGAGTGTAATTAAAATTACGACTCCACGGTATCTATCAAAACAACCAATCATTTTTTATAAATTTGTAACAGTTAAAATATTTGCAGAATAAGTAAATAGAAAAGTAGTCATCTTTAACACCAAATATCAACACACCATTGTTATTATGACAGATATAAACAACTCAAACCCTAATTATTCTCAAATAAATAATTTGCCGCCTGATAATAAAACTAAAAATAAACCAGAGTTAAAACGCTCTTTCACAGAATCCAATAATCTTGATATGAATCTTGAGGAAGAATTACGAGACCTTAAAAAGGTTATAGAAACACAAAAGAAAAAAATATCCCAATTGGAGAAACGTCAAACCAGTATCATAAAGAAAGGGTCACAGCTTGAAGATGCTGTTAATGATTTGTTTGATATGGTTGAAGGGGAACATGATATGTATGACCCGGATTATGTGCCAGGTGACGATGAAGAAGATACATTATTACGCGTTAACATTAATGCAGCCAATCTTGAACAATTTGGTAAGGCACTTGAGGCAAATTTGAACAAATTGGGTGATTTAGAAGGCCAGGTACCACCGCAACGAAAGAAAAAAGAGGCTGTTGGAACTCCATATGACTCATTAAACCAAAAACATAATACTATCAATAGTGTTGAAATAGAATTGACACCCGAAGAACTACGTAAAATACGCACCGGTAGCGACCCAACATTTATAAAAAATATCATAAAAAAAACAAAGCAGAAAGCGGAGCCAATTGAGTATATACGTGAGTATTGTGCTGATGAAAAGTGGAATAAAGCACGCACTACGCGTCTTATAAACCAAGCAAAAGAATATTTGGCATTGGTCGGAGATGATAATGATAATATGGACTTAGACTTTTTTATAAAAGTTACCGAGGCAAAACGCAAAGATATAATTAAAGCACTTCAAGATTTAAAAAGCATTACATCGATTGATACACCTTATAAATTCCGTATTTTATCATCGGCAATGGATTTATATTCAAAGAAAATAGCGCTTTATAAATCAGACCAATTATTAAATACTGAACCCGGCACTGGCGAATATTATAAGTTAAAAACATGGCTTGATACACTGCTTGATATTCCATGGGGTGAACATAAATATATTAACGTTAATGATGCTATGATACCACAATTTTTATCAACTGCACGCACAACAATGGATACAGTTATTCATGGCCAAGATGAAACAAAAGATATCATTATACAAATCATAAGCAAAATGCTTACAAACCCGGGTAAATGTGGTAATGTATTCGCGATTTATGGACCTCCTGGTGTTGGTAAAACGACGATTATTAAGGACGGAATGAGCAAAGCACTTGGTATTCCGTTTGCATTTTTATCACTGGGTGGCGCTACAGATAGCAGTTATTTAGATGGACATGGTTATACATATGAGGGTTCTACTCCCGGTAAAATCGTCGAGATATTACGAAAAGTTCGGTGCATGAATCCGATATTTTATTTTGACGAGTTGGATAAAGTGAGTGAAACACGAAAAGGTGAAGAAGTCGCAAATTTGCTCATACATCTTACAGACCCGAGCCAAAATACACTGTTCCAGGACAAATATCTCGGCAATGTTAACATGGATATTAGTAAGGCAATATTTGTATTCAGTTTTAATGATATTACTAAAGTCAATCCTATATTGCTCGACCGCATGGAACTAATATATGTTAAGGGCTTTACACCGGAAGAAAAGCTGGCCATAACCCGGAATTATATTTTACCAGAACTCCTGGATACCTATAAACTATATTTGGCGGCACCTGGAGACCAATTATCAACCCAAAAAGCACCAGCAGTCATATTCACCGATGAAAACCTGGAATATGTAATAAATTATGATAATCTGTCTGCAAAGGAACAGGGTGTGCGCCAAATAAAACGACGCCTTGAAAAAATATGCAGCCAACTAAATATACTTAAACTTGTTAAGGGTGGCTGGAATAAATCAATTCATAGTATTTTAGATAAGTTACCTGAATTTACGCAGAATACCCTCATATGGCCATTATCATTATCTAATGAAACACTTGGAACACTATTAAAAATTAAGTCAATGAAAGAGGATATTACCCCATTTGGTATGTATTGTTAATGTTTAGTTTTAATTGTTAGTTTATCATGTTTTTAAATACATATAAAATTTATTTTACCTAATTCTATTATCGTATTTGTGCATTTTTTAATTGCATGTTTAGGGTGCGGTGTTGCTTGTTTAGGTGGTGTTGCTTGTTTAGGTGGTGTTGCATGTTTAGGTGGTGGTGTTGCTTGTTTAGGTGGTTGTGTTGCTTGTTTAGGCGGTGGTGTTGGTTGTGCAGGTATAATAGTTGTATTGCTATATATAAAAGTGCTTGGGTTAGTAGGTGTTATTTTTTTTAAAAAAGAATTATTAATATTTTTAATTTGTATAATTGTACCATAATTTCGATTATCATAATAATAGTATGTGCCATTATTATTTATAATTACGGTATAGTGATTATACGTAGAAATAATTATAGATTGCAATTTAAATGTTATATTATTAACGGTTATCTGCTCTACATCAGTTATTTTATTGGTAATATCATTATTTATATAATTAACATTAAATGAGACAACAGCGTTTGTTAATAATCCATAAGCCACAGAATCTGTAAATCTCCGTGTCAAACACGTTTTTAAATGTGGGCTCACTTCATTTTGAGCACATCCTTCTTTTGTATCAATTTGAAAGCCAAATTTTCCACCGAGAACTTTAGCTGTATAAATGTGTAAAAAATTATATAGCCAGTCTGTTGAGCCCATATCTAATTTGCATTTTATAAAATTATTTTTATTTATTGTTATTTTTATAACCTCGCCAGATGTATATTCGGCAGAACCATGCTGCATTGACAATAAATATTTAGCAATATATTTTAGTATTAAAAATTTATATTTTTGTTTTTTATCATTATCGAGTGATTTATGTTTTTCAGTTATACTACTTTCAAGTTTGCTAATATAGTTACTTATATATATACCTATTTTTTTAATATTTGTATCAGTAGAACTATGCATTGAATTTAACAAATTTATAAAATAATTTCGTATGCCTATTGGTCCAAATAATGAATACATATTAGAATCAAGCCAACAGTCATTATTAACTTGTTTATTACCTATAAGTATATCACTTATAAAGTTATTGCTTATAAAGGTTTCGTTTTCTTGGTCTTTATAACAGTTTTCATCAAATAAATCAAAACCAGACATCGTATATTATAAGTAAAGAATATTTCTTTTTATCCATTTTGCGATAACAATAAAATTAGCAAACCGTATGCACTGGGTTTTAAGCGGTACCATGGAGTCGTAATTTTAATTACACTCCACATCACACCGTTAATCCTCTAATTTTACACCCCCCTTTTTGTTCTGGCAGCACTTATGTGCTGCCAGCATGCCTATGTGCTCTGAAGAGCACAATAGGTTCTCTTTTTACTGGATGGCTTTGCCATCCAGAGAAAAAGAGAGGTGTAATTAAAATAGGGCTTAGCTGGTACCATGGAGTGTATTTAAACAAAATTCAAATTTTTAGTTATATTCAGTAAAAATTCCTAAAAAAAACAAAAAATGATTTATAAAAAATAATAAAATAATAAATATTATTCTATCAACACACCGCAACAACATTGAAAATGTCTTCTCCACCTCCTTCATGGGCATCTATTGTCAACATGAAGCCTGTTGCACAGAAGCCTGTTGCACAGAAGCCTGTTGCACAGAAGCCAACCTACATGCCACCTACCAACAGGTGTGATGGTTGTCGCACACGCCTCGAGTTCACAAACGGGGATGACACCAAGCCTGTTTGCTACGATTCAAGTGGCATCTTTGACTGTCTTTGTGACAACTGCAACATCTGTGGAGCTCTCTACAGCTACGTGAAGTGTGGTGGACGCTCTTATGGCGGTCCATGTTCTTGTGGCAACACAGTGTTTACTATGCTGTAAAGATATTCCACAAAAAAAAGAAATAGTGTCTGTTTTTCTTTTTTTCATTTAAAAGTCTGGATTCCAAGTTTTTCTTAAAAACGCACAGAAGGAAGACTTCGTTAGAAGTCTGGATTCCCGTTTTCATGTTTTTGGTTTCCGCGCATGTTAATAAAATCGCGCTGGGCTTGGCTCATGCATACACAGCCACGGTCACTGCTAAAGGTGCTCGGACAGCATTCAGGGCTGGACCTATTAAAAGCAAACATAGACATCATACGTGGACTGCCTGCTTTGCCGTCAATGGGTGCATATGTTGGCGTCATATATAGGTCAGGGTTCAGGGCATATGCATCGCCGACAGGGCTGTGGTATGCAACTTTATCGGCGGCTAAAATCTTATAATCGGGTTTGATACCACCTTTCAGTTTGAGCCCGTCATAGTTTCCAGTAACTGTGGCAATATCAGCAACATCACCGTATTTAAGCCCGCCACATTTACCGAGGGTATAGTCTACTGGTGCCCCGACGAAGCCATCTCGCATTCCAACGAATCCGCTTTTAACGCTTATAACACTAACGGTGATTATAACAAGGAATACAAGACCAAACCAACCAATATTGTATTTGTCTAATGAGTGCAATTTACTTAAAAGTATAATCACGAGTAAGATTGTAAATAAACCAATGAATAAGGGTAACATAATTTTGCTTTATTTTTATATTTAATTTATTTTAATTTATATATAATTTATATTTTATGAATATTTTAATAAATTTTATTATGGTTAACTATTAAATTTTGCCAATAAATTAAGTTAAAAATAAACTAATTTAAACTATGTAGATAATAAGTAATTAAGGAATGGCATCTATAACATTAAATTCCCCTTTACCGGCGACATATACATTATGGTTTCATAGCAGTAGCGATAATGATTGGACTATAAACAGTTATCATGAAATATTTAGCTTCGCTACACCGGGAGAATTTTGGACATTAAATGCGGCAATTTTAAATAAATCTAAAATGCTGCTTAATGGGATGTTCTTTATTATGAAACAGGGTATTGCACCAATGTGGGAAGATGCCCGTAATTCCAAAGGTGGATGTATAAGTTGGAAGGTGGAAAAGCCGGATGTTCCTGCCGCATGGGAAAACATGTCGGCCTTATTTGTAACAAAAGAATTAGGTGGCTTTAATAAATTTAATCCAACAGGTATTAGTATTAGTCCAAAAAAGAATAATAATATTATTAAACTCTGGGTTGCGAATGAAATTTCGCAATATGAGTTAGAAACGCTTAAAATGCCGGATACTTGTTTATTTAAGGATGACCTTAAGCTTTACAAGAGCCATAAGAGTGGTGGTGATAGTTAAGTGTTTGTTATTTTGCTTTTATGGTCTGATTGTTAAGATAATTTCTTTACTAATTGAAACATAATCATAAATAACGGTAGAACTGCTATAATTGCAAATACTATCATTATATACCTAACATAATATAGTGTGTTATGCAAATATTTCATGTCATGCATAGCACAGCCACATTGCGTTTTATCTAATTCGCCAACGTATTTATATACTGAATATAAATAGATAATGTTAGCAATCATTACAACTAACAATAACAGTAACCCAAGCACCGTTTCGTGGCTGAAAAGTGGCTTGAGCATTGTGTCAAGATTAATTGCACTTGAACATATAATAAATGCTATAAGTACTAATAAATAGTATTTAATATAATTATGATGCCATGTGTGTAAGGGGTTATTCGAATCCAGTCTTAACTTTAATTTTAATATTTTTTAAATATTACTTAAAATAAGTATAAATATCATATAAAACTAATAATCAAAAAAAATAATTAAGACCGAATTCGAATAGCACTATTCACATGTCATTACACATTTGCATTTTTCTTGTTCTAAATAATAAACATAATAAAGAATTAATGCGGGTATAATTAATGTAAAATAATTATTCATTTTTTAATATATTTTAAGAAGTTGTTATATTTTATTTTTTATTTTTATATTTTAAGATGTTGTTATATTTTATTTTTTATTTTTTATTTTTTATGAAATTAAAAATTAAAAACCAATTAACCCGGAGAACTCTATTTAGCATCGTCATCCAGCGGCATAAGACACATACGCACATTGCCCAGATGCGCCACATCACATTCAACCAACAGCGCGCTATCATTCTTAATGTATATCTTCACGGTATTACTCAGGTTGGCGCATTTGCTAAACTGAACCAGACATTTCAGGTCAAACACACCCTGAATGATTTCGTCCTTGCTATCACAGGTTTCATATTTAATACCGCTTGCAGTTGTCGTCGGCTTAATACAGATTTCCTGATTGACATTGGTATTGTGTGCCTTAAAATAAAGCACATTACCGACACTCATAATCTCAATCTTATCGCTAAATGTATAGATTTCCTTGCAAATTTTCTGAAACCGACCACTATTCATGACGATTACGCTCTCATATTGGAGCTGCGGCATTTTAAAGGTTTCCTTTGGAATATCCATCAGCTTAATGAATTTTGTATTCCGGATATCTTCCTCCTTGTTATACCGTTGAATAGCGAGCACATTTCGGTCGTCATTGGAAACATAATACCTCAGTGTTTCATTGTTTTCAACGAGCTTCACAACTTTAAAGTATTCCTCCATGTTAATACCCAGGGTTAGAGTATCTTTACAAGTGTATTCCTCAAATTTGTCGCCGAATAGTTTTAAATGGACCAAAACCGACCTATTTGGACTCACACTCATAAGCCTAATACCCTCGGCTGTGCATTCTAAGTTACCCTCGGTAAGCAAATCCCGCAGAAGTTCACTAAGATACTTCAGGGGTGCTGTTTTACTGGTCCATAAGTGAAATACAGTATTATCGGTCATTTGGAAATTATATATGAAATTATATATAGGATTATATATAGGATTATTGTTCGGGGTATTATGATTATCTGATAAACGGTATTTTAACCTTAAATTAATTAATCGTACCGCTTGCACTAAATTCAGTAATGATATATTGCGATATATGCGACAATAACAACGAGTAACATACTAAGTAATATACCCGATGCGGTAGATGCTCTATACAGACCTATAGCAGCCATAATTAGAAGTGTGCCCAAAATAATCAAATTTATCAAATCATCAAACATTTTTATATTTATATATGTATTTATATTTGTATATGTATATGTATATGTATTTTTATTCGTATTTATTATTGATATATATTAAGAATTAGTAATATTTAAAATCTGTATATTTAATATTTCTATGAAACATCAAACGAAAGGGAAAAAGATAAAACCCAGAACATACGGTAACAGGTGACTTTGTTCTGTACAGTCTACACTGTATTTTAAGTCCACACCCTGTTATGCAGGATGGCTAAGTCATCCAGATAAAAGTGAACAACAAAAGTAGGTTGTAAACAGTGTTACGACAGTGGCGTTGCGCTGGACTTAAAACCCAATGAATACGGTATACGGTTTTGGATGCTATGAACTAACTAAAGATACCCTCATTAAGCTAAAAGAAAAACGCAAAGCAATAAACAAAATCGGTAAAAACTTCCCAACACTAATGCAAAACTTCAAATGTTCCATTAAAGGTCAATTTAACATTTAATAAAAAATAAACATCATAATACCCAACACTTTGTATTAGCTTACTGCTGTAAACTCATTGAAATAAGGATATACACGCCACAAAACAATAATGTTTGTAATAGCCCGATATCAAAAACACTCCTGAAGCTGGATAATAATTGTTCGGTTAATTTGTTATTTAATACATAGAATACCATTCCAAACAATAACGCACGCATTAATATATCATATGTTACGCCACCGTTATTAGCATCGCTAAATCCTTCTATTTTATTTTGCATGTCAATAGGCATTACTTTCTTCTTTTTTTTGTTTAATTACCTGTTTATTCTTAGCGAATATTTAAGCCAGTAACCCAAATAAAATAAACAACAATAAAATTAAAACAATAAGCAAAACCAAAATTAACAGAATACTCTCAACACAATAAATACAAGCACTGCAACTATAAGTGGGACAACGAAATACGAAACAACATCAATTGGTTGACTCATCCATTTACATAATAATTTACGTGTAGGCAGCATATTTAATACAAAACTAATCATGGTGATTATCAACGTAACCAGAATCAATTTATTAGTTCCCATTTGTGTAATCATTGAACCCTGAAACCCTTCTTTTTCTTCGCTTTCAACTACTTCCGCAGCAGCGGCGGTTGTTGTTGTTGGCTTACCATTGTTCTTCTTATTATTAACTACGGCTTCTGTCTTAAGTGGTTCTTCATCTGCATCTTCACTTTCGATATATTTGGTTATAAATTCTTTGGTATCATCTTCTTCGGCCATAATAACCGGCTGCGTCGGCTTTGCATTATTTTTTGCAGTATTAGTTCTATTATTAGATTTATTATTAGTATTATTATTTCGCACATCTTTGCGTACCATTTCCATTTCCGTGGGCTTAATAGTTTGGACATCTGCAAAGTCATCCTCTTCGCTATGTATTTTATTAATTTCATCTGCGGTAAATTCTTCTTGGTCGTCATGCATTGTTTTAAAGCCTTCGTGAATTGGCATGAAAGACTCCATACGTAAATTATCAAACCCTGGCAACATGTTTATGTATGTTTATGTATGTTTATGTATGTTTATGTATGTTTATGTATGTTTATGTATGTTTATGTATTTATTAAATATTAATAATAAAATTCATGTAAAAACTAAATATTTAAATGTTAAAAATAACATTTATGCTTCAAACTCTGATAAATCAAGATCACTTTCTGTTAATTCGCTTGACATAAATTTTGATGATTGTGTTTTTGGCTCACTTATTTCTTCATCTTCACCACCTTCACCTAAGCTAAATTCACTATCAGGATAATTATCTAAATTAACGCTCTCCGGTTCACTTTCGTCACCTGAAACAGCCAATGGGTCGACATCCTCTTCACTTTCATCACCTGAAACAGCTAACGGATCGACATCCTCTTCTTCACTCTCATCACCCGAAACAGCTAACGGATCGACATCCTCTTCTTCACTCTCATCACCCGAAACAGCTAACGGATCGACATCCTCTTCTTCACTCTCATCACATGAAACAGCTAACGGATCGACATCCTCTTCTTCACTCTCATCACATGAAACAGCTAACGGATCGACATCCTCTTCACTCTCATCACCCGAAACAGCTAACGGGTCTACCGACTCACTTTGTTCTTCGTCTACATCCTCTTCTTCACTCTCATCACCTGAAACAGCCAACGGATCGACATCCTCTTCACTTTCATCACCTGAAACAGCTAACGGATCGACATCCTCTTCACTTTCATCACTTGAAACAGCTAACGGATCGACATCTTCCTCACTTTCATCACCTGAAACAGATAACGGGTCTACCGACTCACTTTGTTCTTCGTCTACATCTTCTTCCTCACTTTCATCACCTGAAACAGCTAATGGGTCTACGTTTTCCGACTCACTTTGTCCTTCTGCTTCTACTTCTTCTCCTTCGCTTTCGCCACCACTTTGTTCACTAAATATATAACCGGGTGGTAGCTTAACAACTTGTGAAGTGGAGCAAACCTTTAGCTTATAAATGAGATATTCGCCTGTAAATTTATCGCGGTAAAAGCGCAATGGTTGCTTTTCCATAATACATGCAACTTCAACACCTGGAACAACTTCAGATATGGTAGTTAATTTTTTATTATTATCGAAAACCTCGATTCCAGGTTTTCCACGATTATTAGGAATATTTACACGTAAAATAGGGTCTTTATCTTGGGACCTAAATATAAGACTTGTTTTGTATCCCTGTGATATTTCTTCAACCGATGTGCGTTCACCTAACCAGTCTTCACTATTATTAGCAGTTGTTTCAATATTTTTTTCATCTTCAGCCAAAAGCCAATCTAAAAACTCAGACGCCATAGGAACAACTAAATCTATGTAAAATTTATTATCAAGCGAAATAATTCCAGTTGCTGCAATGAGTTTTGGCGATTCAAAGAAAAATGGGACGGTTTTATTGTTATCTTGTTTATATTCACATCTACATTCAACAACGCCATTTTTAGCCGTTACAGGTGAATAATAAACATATTTATTTCTGTCAACTTTTGAAAATCTAACAATAAATTTTGACTCAGACATTATAGTATGTTATTGGAAGTGTTAGCGTTTTAAAATAAACAAGCTTATTTTTGACCAATAAATAACGCACATCCCTTTTTCTCTTAGGTCTATCGACCTAAGTAAAAAGAGAACAAAAAGTTCTTTTAAAATATGTTTCAGGGATTGTCATCAATAAGATATTACGTTACATATACTAAAGTAATATATATATTTTCAATAGTATTAACCAACTGAATAAAATTAGAGAATTTACCAATGAATAAACTTATATATGACTTGATAGATACTATAATTCAGGAATTAAATCAACCAGAAATAAAAGATAAAATTAATAACGAGTTATTACAGCCAATAATACAACATATTACAAAACAATTATACCCATATCTGATTACAACATGTGTAATCATCGTTCTTATGTTTATATGTATTATTGCAATATTTATTATGATGATTCAACCAATGTTTCAGCGCAATGGACCGTAGACACTCTATTATTAGCCCACCCCGTAGGGTGGGCTAATGAGTGGCTAAGTACTACCGTTTCACTGTATTTTTAAGCCCACCAGGGGTGGGCTTATAATTCAGTGAAAGCGGTACCGTCTAATCTCTATTTTAATTACACCCCTGAAGGGGTGTAATTAAAATAGAGGATTAACGGTGTAATGTGGAGTGTAATTAAAATTACGACTCCACGGTACCTTTTGCACTGGGTTACAAGCCCCAAATGTGAATTCAACCGCTACTGGCTTGGAATTCAGTGTGAGCGGTAGAATAAATTATTTGGTTTGTTTATAAAGAAATATAATAACTATAAAAATAAATACGAACCGAGTATAAATTAAAAATACAGTTGTTAAATGACCACTAAATATTTAAACATAACATTATTATTATTACCTAATCAATTATTTAGCACAGAAATATTAGCAAAATTATTAGCACCATATACAAATAACTTACAAAAATGCAAAGTAAATATAATTATGCTTGAACACCCTGTATATTTTGGTATGCGTAAACCATATGGACAGATGCGGTTTAACAAGCTCAAATTGCTTTATCAAATGGCTACAACCCGATATTATATAGAGGAGGCCATTAGCAATTCAAAGTCATTACCCTTTATCCTTGGCAATGTAACTTATATAACAAATAAAGAAAAATGGTATCCGCATCTGGTAAAGCAAATTAAAGCCAATAAATGTGAAGCATTATTCTATTTTGACCCGGTAGATGTATTGATTAGTAAAGAATATGTTTTTATGACGGCAAAAATGGATGCTCATCATCCATGTATAGAATTGTCAAATCCCGGATTTATAAACACAAAGACCGATTTAGCGGAATATCATGCAACTAAAAAAAATGCCGAATCATTTTTTCATGCTGGCTTTTACCAATATCAACGGACAAAGCTTGTGGATTCTATAAGTCTCACGGGAACAAAAACATATGATACAGAAAACAGAAATAAAATGCCACTCACGGTAACTGTCCCCGAGTTACCTGAACATGACAATACAAATCCTGCAGTCAAACGAATCTTACAAAACGTATCAAATCAAATTGCAAAACATCGGGTATGGTCATCATTTCCGGGTTCATGTGAGCCAAATATGCTCAAATTTCCGATAACCCCAGAAACAAGCGCCAAATGGCTGACTCATTTTTGCCGGGATAAGTTGAACAATTTTGGCAAATATCAGGATGCAATTGATGGGCAGGGACGTAATTTTTTGTTTCATAGCTGTATAAGTCCGATGCTCAATACTGGCTTACTTACGCCAATGCAAGTGATTACTACAGTTAGGGATTATTATGTTGCACATAAAGCCGCGATTCCAATTGCTGCATATGAGGGGTTTATAAGACAGGTTATTGGATGGCGTGAGTATCAACGCTATATTTATATTTATGCTGGTGATAAAATGCGCAATAGTAACATATTTAATAATGGTGCAAAATTATCCGAAGCATGGTATACTGGCACGACTGGAATACAACCCGTTGATGATGGCATTATCATGGCATTTCGTGATGGCTATTTACACCATATATTACGATTAATGGTAATGGGAAATATTATGAATTTAGTGGGTATACATCCGCATGATGTATATAAATGGTTTATGGAGTTTAGCCTCGATTCATATGACTGGGTAATGATTGGCAATGTATACTCTATGGCGTTATGGGCCGACGGTGGACTTACAATGCGAAAACCTTATTTTTCGTCATCGGCATATATACTTAAAATGAGTACATACAAAAAAGGTGCGTGGTGTGAAACATGGGATAATCTGTTCCATGGGTTTATCGATAGAAATAGTGATCAACTTAGCAAAACATATTATGCCGGGTTGGTTCGAGCATGGAAAAAAAAATCTATGTCACACAAAAGTAATGTTACAACTAATGTAAAACATGTTATTGATCAGCTGACTCATTCATAAAGTCTGATGCATTTTCGCAGTAAGTTTTGCGACAATATTGACGTGGGTTACAATCACCCATATCTACCTTACAAATAAGGCATCTGTTCTTTCCGTCATATTCAAACTCGGGTTCATCAACTTTGCGTTTTTGACCGGTTACCGCTTGCTTTGTTTTAGCTTGCTTGACATTTTGTGTGACATTGACAGAATCCATGCTTTGTATTTGGAGGATATCTTGTGTATTAACTGATAATTTTATACGTAAAAAAATAAAAATAAAACAAAAACAAAACAATTTTATTTAATTTATTATTTTTTATTTAATAATTTTATTTAGCATTAAAGCCATCTTTCAGCATACGTTTAATTGTTTTTGCACATTCAGAACGTGCGCTATATTCTTGTTTAACATCTGGCATCATTTGTGCCAGGGTAAGGTTATCAGGGTGTTGAATACATTCGAATATTGAATCAAACCCGAAGCCTTGACTACCTTTAGGCTTATCTGTAATTAGTCCGGGCACTTTATATGTGTTCACCCATGTAGCTTTTGTATTTGATAGATATGCAACCATAGTTACATGCATTGATGCTGTTGAACCGGCATTAAATTTGCAAATTCCTTCCGGTTTAAGATAATCCAGATAGAATTTTACAAGAGCACCAGGAAACCCATTCATGTTGTCTATTTCTAAACCCGTATCTTCAACAAGAACCACATAATTTGTTGCAATACTGTGACCACCAATAAGTTCACCTGACTCCAATTGTTCAATTGCCTGTGTAAGCTTATGACGACATACATACTCAGTATCAGTGCTTTGGATTTCATCCACATCTAATTTAATTTGGACAACGGTAAATTCGGGTTCGAGAATCCGTTTCACTTCGGCAAACTTACCTGCATTGCCTGTGCAAAAGTATACCGTATGCACTGGGTTACGTGGCACATGCATTGCCATTTTATTTGATTAATTTATGGTATAATTATGGTTATTTAAGATATAAAAAGTAAAACAATTTTTTATTATTCTTTAATTCACTGTAAAAAATTGTTTATTATTTGGTATTCAAATATAGTTATCTATAAAATAGAATGTCAACACCTTCAAATAATAAAAAAATAATTGTTATCGATGGTCTCATCGGTGCCGGCAAAACAACACTTATAAATCTACTTATACAAAAATATAAGGCAGATGGTCTTAAAGTATGTGCATGTTTAGAACCGGTAGAACTATGGCGCGAAACTGGTGCACTCGAGCATTTTTATAAAGATGTTAATGCACATGCATATGAATTCCAAACATTTGCATATGTAACACGTATTAAATCGGTGTTAGAAACACTCGAATCTAATCCCGATGCAGATATATTTATTCTGGAACGAAGTATATTTACAGACCGATATATATTTGTAGAAATGCTAAAGGATAAGCTCGGTCCTGTTCGAATTACTATGTATAATATGTGGTGGGATATGTGGTCAAAGCTACTTCCATTTAAACCATCAACATGGGTATTTTTAGACACTTCACTTCAAGAAGCCAATCGCCGTATTTGTATTAGAGACCGTAGTGAAGAAAGCACAGTTGATATAGAATACCAGCGCAAATTACAAGAAACACATACAGCATTTTACAATAAATTAAAAGCTGATGGCGAGCATGTCGTTATAATTGATTCGGCGCTAATGGATTCAAATTTCATTAACGATAATACCGTTTTGAATAATATCGCGGTTCAAGTTATTAATTATTAATAACGCGGGTCAAGTTATTAATTATTAATAACGCGGGTCAAGTTATTAAGAATTAATAACGCGGGTCAAGTTATTAAGAATTAATAACGCGGGTCAAGTTATTAAGAATGAATTAAATTTTTTTATTATTCCAAATAAAAAAACAAAAAACTCCTCTACTCGAGAAGAGTTTTAATGACGGAGAGCTTCTCAGCATCGCTCTTGTGACTCAAGAGCTTCTCAGCATCGCTCTTGTGACTCGAGAGCTTCTCAGCATCGCTCTTGTGACTCGAGAAGAGTCGCAATGTCGGAGAGCTTCTCAGCATCGCTCTTGTGAGTGGTCATCACAGCGCGAATAGCGTCATGAATTCCGGCAAGCCTTTCGACTTCAGTGCCGAGCATCTTTGCCTGTTTGTCAATGTAGAGCGACTCCAATCCGTCATATTCACGGAGTCTGACATATGGCAGGGCATCCTTGGGAACGCGTACGAATGAAAAGGGAGTGTTGTATGCAGACGCTGCAGCACCAAGTTCCTCGCAAACACGAACGAGTTCCGGGTTGGAACGTGCGTCTTTTTCAAGGGGGAGAAATCGATCATCAGGATCCCATCCGAGACGCTCGAGAGCATCTTCAGACAGATTAAATCCGCTGTGTTCGGGGTTGAGAACAAATGTTGCCATTTGCTTTGTGGAAGGGAGGGAGTTGGAGAAATACTATTCTAATATTTAAATTTATTTTTCAATTTTCGCATTTTTTTGCATTTTTTGCTTAAAAAAATACCGCATAATCCCTATTTTTATTACACCTCCCTTTTTCTCTTCCCTTTTTCTCTGGATGGCTTTGCCATCCAGCAAAAAGAGAACCTTCTGTGCTCTTTAGAGCACATAGGCATGCTGGCTCAACTGAAGTTGAGCCAGAACAAAAAGCTTTCCGGGCTGCGCCAGCAAAAAGAGAACCTAATGTGCTCTTCAGAGCACATAGGCATGCTGGCTCAACTGAAGTTGAGCCAGAACAAAAAGGAGGAGTGTAAAAATAGAGGATTATATGTGTGATGTGGAGTGTAATTAAAATTACGACTCCACGGTATCCAAAAAAATAAAAATAAGATTTGCATTACCAATTCTTCTTAACGCTAATTATCGGACCTTTCTTTTTTTGTTTAGCGACTTCGGCTAAATCGGGCTCGGTATTCATACCACCATTACCAACATTATTACTATGATATTCCCAGAATGACGGTGCACCAATTTTAAAGGGTGGGTGTTCATCAGCTTTATACCAAAACACCATATCTTCAATCTTATTACTCTTTGTGGTATTATCGATAACCAAGCATTCAAAGTTCTCAGTGCATTGGTCCATTACCTGACAAAAGATTTCGAAACTGGGAAACATACCGGCATAATGTTCATACAAGCGTTTACGGTTACCAATGATATTTTCGCGCAATATGAATATGAAATCAACGTTGGACCTTAATGCTGGTGGTATACCGAGCGCATATTGCATGGTAATGGTGAAGAAAATCTTATAGTGCCGGCCATTCATAAATAATTCGCGGATAGTTCGGTCTTTAAGCCAACTGGTATCATACATAAGGTCATCCAAAATAAGAAATGCCCACGGATCAATATGGCTACGTCCGGTAAGCGCTTCTTCTTGCTTCATTTTCTTCACAACAACACTTTGCCGCTTTACAAGACTACTCGGGATTTCGGGGCTAAATGTATCATGAATAAAGAGACCAGGCATCATTTCGCCATAAAAACAATTGGCGCTTTCAGTGCCGCTAATAACCGTGCCGACCGGAATATCGCGCTTATAATAAAGCAAATCACGCACTAAAAAACTCTTGCCCGTATTGCGCTTACCAATCATGATGACAACGCTGCCCTTTGCGATACGGCTCGGGTCAAACTTTTTTAAATTTATAGAAGCCATATACTCAATTGTATAATTTTATATTATAACTTTATGTTATAGTTTTGTATTAGAATACTAAAGCTAAATGCTAAGTAATAGATTATATAGTTATTATATGCATAGATATTTATATATAAGTTAAACGCATCTCCCTTTTTCTCTGGATGGCTTTGCCATCCAGCAAAAAGAGAGGTGTACCGTCTAATCCTCTATTTTAATTACACCCCTGAAGGGGTGTAAAAATAGAGGATTAACGGTGTGATGTGGAGCGTAATTAAAATTACGACTCCACGGTAATAGAAATCGGGATTACACGGCACCTGTCCGGAAATGAAAAAGGGAGTTAAAATATTTTTACATGGTATAACACAAACGGCTCCCCTTTAAATTTTATAGTATACATACGCACAAATCCTAATTTATTCATAACATGGTGCATAGGTTCATTTTTTTCACGAACCATGCTAAACAAAAATTTAGCACGCGGTCGTTTTTGTTTTATTTCTACAAGCAATAATTTTATAGCGGAACTGGCAATACCTCGACCGTGCAATTTGGGATTAACAAATATGGTTAACATAGTATCATTAGTATATTTGCGTTTGTCAGCCTGCTTTAACATATGTAAATAAAGCTTGAGAGCTTTAAATTCTATAACACCGGCAAATATACCATCATGTGTTATTTTATAAGTGAACCAATCTCGCTCTTTATCGAGTTTCTTATCATCAGCAATACAATATTCTATAAACTTTTTGGTTTTTTCTGGCGTCCATGGTTTAGAATCACCTATATACTTAGCTACTTCTGGATTACTAACAATTTCATATAATTCCGAATAATCCTCTGGTATTAATTTTTCTAATTTAACAGACATTTTATATAAATATAGATATAATATTTAATTTTGAGTAAATAGTAAATATGATATCACTTAAAACAAAATACTCAGTAAACCCATTAATAAATGCCAGTGGCTGTATGTGTGCAACTAAACAAATGCTGGATGAACTTTATACAGGTGTATCCGGTGCAATTATAACTAAATCGGCGACACTTCAACCGCGTGCTGGAAATCCAGAACCGCGTTATTGGGAATCACCCGATTCACAGTATACAATTAATTCAATGGGATTGCCTAATTGCGGGCTCAAATACTATTTGGATTATTACCGAAACCAGGGAACAATATCTAATTGCAAAACCCGCTTTGTTAGTATTTCTGGAATGACATTGGATGAAAATAAAGCCCTTGTTGACATGATATTTGATGACCACGAACAGTATTATAAATATATTGATGCAATTGAAATAAATTTAAGTTGCCCTAACATAATTGGGCATCAGCAATTGGCTTACGATTTTTCAGAATTGGCAATATATTTAGGTATACTTATTCCATATATTCGGGAATACTATAACCAAATGTCACCTTTGCAGCCTGTTAAACTCGGATTAAAATTACCGCCATATTTTGAATTTGCCCAATTTGATGCCATTACAAATATATTAACACCATTTGCCGACAGTATTCATTTTATTCACAGTATAAATTCGGTGCCGAATGGATTGGTAATTGATGTCGAAACTGAATCACCGGTTATAAAACCCAAATCAGGCTTTGGTGGACTCGGTGGGACTATCATCAAACCGATTGCTTTGGCTAATGTCCGCGCATTTTATACACGATTCCACGAAAAAGGGCTTAATATCGACATAATTGGTTCGGGTGGCGTATCAACCGGGACAGATGTATTTGAGTTTATTTTAGCAGGTGCTGAAATGGTTTCTGTTGGCAGTCAGTTAATGATGGAGGGGATTGTATGTTTTGAACATATTTTGGAAGAGTTGGAAGAAATTATGTCTGCAAAAGGGTATTCAGAGCTAAATGATTTTAGGGGTAAACTGAAAGCTTTATAAACACATCAACACGCAAACACACCAACATGCAAACACACCAACATGCAAACACAATAGCACAATATCACAAAAAAATTATTATTGCGTTATATTAAATAATTAATTTTAATCATGAAATCTGCAAAACGTTTAAATCGCAAGCTTATAAAAAGTCGTCTTACAAAGAAAAGGCGCCAAGTTGGTTGTGGGGTTAAACAATATACTGTTAACTATCAAACCAGTGGACAACAACATGAGTTTGACTTATATGTATCATTAAATGATGATGATGAAGCCAAAAGTAGTGTTAGTGTTATTGGCGATCCTGAATTACTTAAAGAAACAAGATTACCAACACTTGATCAATTAAGGGTATATGCTGCTAATTTTTTACCGGGCGGCAAATATAATTATTGTCCAAATACTGGTTTATTTGTTGTACGCGAACAGCATGAGCAAAATGTCTCTTTTTATAAAGTAAATAATAAGGCTATGACGCAAATAATACCAGATAAGCTTAATATTAAAATTGGTGTAATAGATGGAGATTTGTCTGTAAACGGTATTTATATTACTCACATTGGGATAAACGACGTAGAACCTGTATTAATTCCTAAAGAAAAGATTAATTTTTCACGCGGAAGACAGGGCGCTATTAAAAGAAGAACAAAAGATGCACCAGCAGTTACTGTAAATTTTAATGATCACAGTGCACCTGTATCAAGCATAAGCCCTGCGTCAGAGTCTGTATTTAGCCACAGTCAAGGACCACCGTTACCTCCGAGACCATCTACAGTTCGTAGACCAAGTTCTGGAAGTAAACGCAAAACAAGTTCTGGAAGTAAAAGAAATTCGAGCACCAAACGTAAATCAAGTGCTGAAGTAAATAATATGGGTGTACCGGTAAACATGGAAAGTGTTTATGCTAAACCATCCAAAAACCCACCACCTTTACCGCCAAAGAAAAGCGGAACTGGACCATATAAAGGAAAAGGGCCTTCGCAATTTACAAAATAATCAATTATTATTATTTTACTAATTTTTATCATCTAAATATTAAAATACAACTCAACTTTAAAAATGGAATTAAAAAATATTTGCACTGATATTAATTCAACAGAATCATTTGCAGCAGAGCGGACAAGTCACTTTTTACTTGCCAGTCTTGTAATTTATGGTGGTTTTTTGCTTGTTAAACGATTTAACTTAAGATGGTATTCAATAATTATTCTTACACCAATAATCTTATTGCTTGCATGGAATATGGGATGGTTTGCAGGAATACCTATTTATTATGGATGTGAATTATTTGGCCTTAACAAATAAATCAACAAAAACTAAATACCAACTGGATATGCACCTTCTACCCGACGTGTTAAATCATCATGCAAGTTGGCAACACATTGTGCACCATTGCCTTCTTTACATGTCGGCGGAGTCTTATACAGCCAATTGGCAAATGAACCCTGGTCATTTGGATATGTCGTCCATGGCATTGTAAAAAATTGCCGTTTGCCGTTATTACGGTCCCAAACATCATTAACATCACGCCAATTGCCCTTATCATATGCCAGTTCAATCTCAGCACGGTTTACCGGGTTGGATAATATGGGCACAGCCGGTGAACGTTTTCGGTCATCAAATGGTAAAGGGTTCATAAATGGATTATTATCACTCGGCCGGGTTAACATACCATTTGTATCCAGATAATCCTGAAACTTTTCAACCAGTTTGTGGTCTAATTCTTTTACAGGGGCCACACCTCCTTGTTGTGCTAATGCCTTTTCTATTTTTTGCTGTGTTAACCCGGTTTGTAATTCGTCATGTCTAAATAAATAAAGCACATATGTCACAATCATGGTAATTATGGGAATATATAAATACAGATAATTAGATGTGAATATACCTGCAAGAATACCGACATACCATGCTAAGCGGACTAATGCATTTACTTTTGCCGAGTATGACATTTCCCGGCTCGGTAAGAATTGGTTCATGTTGTCTAAACTTACAAGCTCGTTCATATCTTCAAACCAGTATTTAACATTTGGACCTGTAGTGCTATTAGGTTTAGGTTGCTGAATATTTTCCATTTTACAATATCTTTATTGTTACTTTTATTATTTATTGTTACTATACTTATTATGTGCTCGGGTTTTATTTATCCTTTATTATTCTAATATTAGAATACTATTTTATGATTACCAATAAAAATACTATTCTAAAATAGAGTAAACCAATATGCTAAATAAGATACTATTCGCAATACTTCCCGACTCATTAAACCCAGAAACCTATCCGCTAATAACATATGCCATATATACACTAATTTTTATTATAATACTGTATTATATATTCAAAGAACGACGATCGGTGACCCACAAAACACAAAATAAATATGTAATTGATTCGATGGAAATACTCCCAACAGTAAGTTATTTCAGTTATCCGGCGGAAACCATTCAACATATATTTTGGTCAGGTGGTTCAAACAGCACTGCGTTATTATGTTACTGTCTTATTGTGATCGGACAACCTGTTCAACCAATATTTTTTACTGATTCTGTATGTTCGGGGAATCTAACAAATATTAAACATGTGCGTAAGACACTCATTGCCAAATACCCGTATTTACAATCCCGTTTACTACCAACATGGTATGTTGCATCGGTTAACAAATGTCGCCCAATTACGGGATTATTTACACAAATGAAAAAAGCAAATCCAGGAATCCTAAATAACCAATTGGCCAAATGGGATGCATGTGCCAGGTTTGCACACAGTGATGGTTCGGAACAACACATATTTATGATGGCAAATACTATGGATTCACAACTATTTGCCGATGGAAAGAATCAAGTATTTAACAAGGTATTTGTCGACAAATTAAAAAATAAAATTCAATTTCCACATGCTCATATGACTACAGAACAAATTAAACAGATTGCTTTAGATAGTAAACATTACTATTGGGATTTAATAATTTATAATTAATAATTTATAATTAATAATTTATAATTTATTGTAATTTTATTGTTCTAATATAAAGATAAACGGTTTTTTAAAAAAGATACAATTCATATTACTAAGGCATAAGTATGAGATTAAAACAGTCTAAAACAAAAAAACACACTAAACGCTTAAAACAAAATCGCAAACATAGGCAAATAAGTAAACTAACCGGCGGCAATAATTTAAAATCGCCTATTACAGAATATTATTATTATTCGAGCCATAATACAGAATTAATTACAATGCAAATAAATGGTACATGTTCATCATGTGTTATACAAGATTTTATTAATAATACATATTCAATAGGTGGTTGTATAGAATTTGACTTAAGACTTGTAAATTATAATGCACGAACCATTTCAATAGACCATTATTGTTCCGGTAAAGGCTTAGATTTTGAAACGGTTTTAACACAAATAATATCTTTGTATGGTAATGATGATTATAAGGGTGTAAAATATCCCTTAATCATTTCGATTGATGCAAATGGTATATCAGAACCTGCAAATAAAAGCCAATTTGCTGACTTATGGAATGAAATATTAGCAAGATGTTTTGCCGGTGATTATTCTAAATTAAGACCAGATATTGAAGTCACGTCCGAAACAAAAACAAAGATGGACGATATTATGGGTAAAATATTATTTAGATGGGCTTATAATGATACATCTGATATAAAAAAAAATTTACATAAATCGCCTGAAACAACGAACCATATTTCACGCATTAATATAACTAAAAATATAACCATATCTAAACCTGTTTTAAAAGGGAAAAAAACAATTATATCATCAGAAACAAGCAAATCAAAATTAGTAAGATTATACCCTAAAACGCCTATAATACAAGGGGCTTTTAACTATAATTTTACATATTATATCTTACAAGGCGTACAAATATGTGCAATGAATTTAGGGCATAACGATAAATATACACATGCATATAATGAATTTTTTAAGTATGACAAAGTAATACATATTCCTGAAAGTATTTGCAAAGGAAAACAATTGCAATTAAATACTGAACTGGTAAAAGAGTCTGAAAATAATAGAAAAATAGCTAATACTATATTAGAATGTGTTACGAGTGATAAACTAAATGAAGAAATAAATGCCATATTACAACAACATACCGGCTGTATAACTCCAGAATTAAATAAAGAAGTGCTTGATCTTGTTTCATTTTATGATGCTTGTACACAAGAGGAAAAGGGAGAAATAACTGATTATTTAGCATCACCTAAATATTTTAATACATCCGACGGAACATATACTTTATCAAAAATAAATAATATTGTACACTTATCAAGGAAAACTACTCATGCTGGACATAATCTAACCGAATCCTTTGTTGGTGGTGGTGGTGTGAGTGATACTTATAGTATTACCTTGGTTGATACAACTGATATAACCCTTAAAACCGCATATAATATGTTTTTTAATAATAATTCAAGCGATATAAATAAATATAAATATATATACACACATTTTACAAATGATATGAATATATTTAATATACTTTATATGAAAGTAACTCATAAAGGAAATATATATATAGGATGTATAAATTTATCAAATAAAAGTGATATCAACTTATTATCAGAAATAGAAATAAACTTATTCAGGAAAACTGAATACCTTAAAAGTATACAAGAACAATCGCAAATAAAAACAAAAAAGAAATGGCAACAATTAGCGAAATCTATAAGTGCTGTATCAAAATTTAAAACATTTAAAAAAACACTTACACGTAAAATATCAGGTTCACCAGTTGCTAATAGTAGATCCGAATCACCTGTATCGCCTGTTGCTAATAGTAGCAGATCCGAATCACCTACATTATTTATTAACAATAGTAGACCAGAGTCACCTATTTCAATTAATAATGCTTGTCCAGTATCACCAATTAATAACAGTGTTGAATTAGAAACGTGTATGATTAGTCCAAATATAATTACAGTTAAAGTTAAATTAAATAAAATAGAATTGGATTCAGAAGTATAAGCGCAGAAAACAATTAAGCATTATTAGTTTTCTGGAATACGAAATATCTATTCCATTCAGCCCATTGCATCAGCGCTTTTTCTTTTTTAATAGCATCAACATTTTCAACAGCACCCTTTTTAACACTGCTCAGATATTCTGTAAGCATGCTGCCCGGTTCTTCTGTAAAGCAACGGGTTTCGAGCATCTTTAATCCATGTTGTCCTGCTTTGTATTCCAAATACTTGATATCAACCAGATTTTCCTGACTAATTGTATTAATGGTTTCAAAATATACGTTTATCTTATTTCCGGTTCCCAATACATATGAACTTTCAGTGCTATACATATCTGCCAAACCCGGTTTAACTTGTAATGCCATATTAGAATCATATAATGCTCCACTATTTGTATCGGCACCAAATGCTTTTCTATCAATACGCCAAACAGTTGCCCCATCAACTAATCCTTCAACCATTCCTGGCGTAGAGCTACCATTGAGCTTATCAAGGATGCCATTACCGTCAAAACAAACGCCAATAAAATAACCCTGGTCCTTCAGCGAACTGCTAACATTTTCCAGGTATCTGTCTAATTCGGGTTCAGTATTAAATGCATAATGGATGACATACATACTTGTTACACAGTTATACCCATCGACACCCAAATTATAAAATCGCATCAATCGCTGGTTTGCAACTGGCTTAAACCGGCCATATAAGATATCCAGGTAATATTTGGCTAATGCATCTACACCGGCAGCACCAGTTGCCAGGGAATCCGTAAATGACCCATTGATTAATAGTGTTCGGTCACTTAGCGCTTTTAAGCGAGGACTATCATTCATATTTTTTAAAATACGTGTTGCAGCGCCGTCAACTTTATTATTTAAGTTATCATGGCTTAAATCCATACCAACAAGGGTTTGAACGCCATATAATACATACTTCCAAACATCACCCATTTTACCACAACCCAAATCAAGTAGTTTTGGGTTTGTTTGTGTTTTAAGGTATTTGCTAAGAATCGTTTCCTTAACAAAGTTATTAAATTTCTTTAATGGGTCCGTGATGAACACGTTTTTCTCCGTGCCCAAATAGTAATTTAAATCACCACTTGACAAATCTTCATCTGTCAGGCCATTGGCGACATGTTTTGATGTAACGGGCGAATGCATAAGTGCCCAAATATCAAGACATACACGCAATGCATTGGGTTGTTTACCACGGCGCACACGCAATGCACGCCAACGCATAGCATCATCTTCAACAACGATATGTTTATCTTCTTCATGTGGTTCTGGTGCATCCGGGCTAATATACCGGAATTCAACCGTATCACCGTCATATAATTGTTCACCTTCTTCTGTAAGGAGTTCACCCGTCTCCGAAACAGGAATCAGACATTGGTTGGTTGTCATAATCAAATTCTGTTCAACATCCCGCACACCTAAGAAAGGGTATGTTGCCATAAAGGGCATTTCAAGCGGCATGGTTTCGAGATTTATACCTTCATTAAGCAAATATGCATTGAGACCTGAATCATATTTAGTATTGGGGTCTTTGGCATTTTCATCACCCTGGGTGTTTATACGACTGGCATAATTCATACACCGTAATTCGGCACGCACATATTTTTGGTTGCCATAATATATATATTGCCGGTCATTGGTTTTAATATCTTTGAGTAACACAACGCGAAAATCAATCGTAAGAAATTGTGACGGTTTCCATTTATAACATTTGTCCCATTTACGGCTCAACACTTGGCGAGATTCCGGAATAGCTGGTTGCGTCGGACTTGATTGATAAACACCAAGGCGCACTGGTGTATAAATAAGACCGTCAGTCTTATAACTATAAAGGTTACCTTCGGTAAGTGTGCCGCCATATTGTTTGTTCATTTTGTTCAGCAAACGGGCAGATTGTTGGAAAATCAAGTTATAATTGCGTCGGTCAACGGGTGTTGTGCTCAGTTCACCGAATAAGAATGTTTTCTTATCAATGCGAAATGGCAATTTGTCACTAATTAGTTGGACGCCCTGACCTGATGCGGTTTGTCCGGTAAAAGCCAACATAGCCCCGTAACGTGATTGGTCCAGGTTTGTTTTACCGTCGCCAAATTCGGCGGACATAATACTCTTACCCTTGGTGAAATATGCATCAAAGATGACGAATTTATTCAGATACTCGCCGTTTGTATCATATTCAAGATATTCGCCATCAAATACAGAATTGGCCCATGCAGGAATACGGACGCCAACATTTTTAATGAGGCTAATACTATCACGCCCGATAAGGTAACAGTCACCGTTACTATCAATAAATAACAGATTACGGACACCATCACTCTTATCTGTAACACAATAGTCAATCAATATATTACCAGCGTCATAGACACGGCTCATATTTTCATATGCATTATCCGGTAGCTGAATTAACTTATTCTTATCCAGGTCAACTGGTAAAGGCCCAAAGAATAGTGTAGAGTCAGTCCGCCCTTTTCCAGTAAGCCGAGTATAATCGCCAATTATCTTGAGTATATCTTCATTGCTAAGAATATAAAAGCTATCCTGAACACATTGTAATACGATACCAATATATTTAAACATATTGCCAAATAAACCTGTAATCATACTGTCTTTGTCTTTTTCTGCCAAATACTTTTGGCGTAACATATATGACGTATTGTCGCCAGGAACAAGCATCTTATTACCGATAAACTCGACTTCAATTTCATAAGTTAGCGGATTTTCGAATACTCGGCTTTCTTTAACACTCTTGAAATAGAGCCCGGTGTCTTGAACCATTACATGTGCTTTGGGATTTTTACTAATTCGTTTCCACCAGTCAATAAATGACATTTTTTCGTCAACGGGTTTCTGCACTTTTCCCAATAAATCGCCTTCAATAACTTCTTCAACAGTAAGTTCACGGTTGGATACACTGCTTGTTCTGACAATAGAGCAATCGAGACTAAATAGACCATCACCCGAAACAAAATGGTATGATTTCTTGTAACGGAAAACCTTGGGTAAGTCACGCCAATCACGGAGTAAGTCTTTAATGATAGCTTGGTCCTTTTCCATTTCGGTTTCAGCTTTCTGGTTAAATTTTAAATTATACGCCGGTACAATAACACGGTCTAACGCGTCTTTGACAAGTTCTTTTGTCTCAAAGTTGACATTAGCCATAATACCATCTAACTTATCATTAATACAATAGTAATTAATGGCATTGCTCCCATTAACTGTAATACGGATATTACGGTATCGGGAATCACGTGGAAAGCTAATTGTAAGCTTGTCTTCAGGGCGTTTAGTGATAAATTCCCGTTTACCATTGACACGGCTGATGATTTTGTTAAATTGTTGAAACGATACCGTGCTACCACTACCTTTGTTAATGTTAATGTCACCACCGACAATACATTCTAACTCATATGTTGGGTTAAGAACCGATTGCTTTATAAGCTGCTGAATCTTTTCCTTTTCTTGAGTTTGCTTATTAAGACGTATGGCCATATTTATATTATAGTGTATGACTATTATATCTGTGCTCGGTTTTTTATTTTATAATTAGGTTATCTTTTTATATTAAACAACGTTATTTGTTATTATTAGTGATACGCCAAATAAAAAACGATTATTTTAGTTTGTTAATTTTAAGCAGTAGTATTTGCGCAAAAAATAACGTTTGTCTAATGTAAATATTTAAATCACTGTTTGCTAATGCCGGTGACCAGAAAACGAATTTTAGGTAAGCAAATAAAATTTGCCCATAATGCACGATTTTCGAATAAGCGAAAACAAACACGAACACAAATAAAAGGAAAAAGTAGCCAACAACTGCAAAATTCTATGCTGGAGCCTATTGATAACGCTAAATTATGCGAAAAAATAACAATGTGCAATATAGTTAACAGTGGAACGAAAGATGGTATTGGAAATGAATCCGATAACATAAAAACAGCACAAACCCTATGTCATTTATATAGAGTTAATCCGATAGATGACAACCCATTTAAATTATTAAACACAGATATTGAATACCATATTATTCATGCCAAATTACGCTCTAACAAATTATCACATAGTAAACAAAATACGCTTAGTCTGCGTCCATTGGTAATTCAATAACAAAATTTCACTCGTTTGACACTAATGAAAACATGTTAAATTATTTTTCAGGAACTGGAGGGCTTAAGTTTAGCAGCCAATTCGTCATAAAGTTCCTGTTTTGTTTTATTTTTAAATGTTCCCTTTGCTCCTTGTTTCTTAATAGGAATACCATGTATATCGGCCATATTTTGCAAGTCATTAAGCAAATACACCGCAAGCGGTTTTAGTTCTTCATTTGCTATGGCGTTAACCTCCGTATTTGTAGGTTCAGTGGCTGGTTTACTTTCAATAACAGTTGAAATATCCGGCTCTGGCATAACTTCTACCGGTCCTGGGCGCTTGATTATAACCTCGCCTTCATGCATACCACTCACACTGAAATCTAAGCCAGTAGCGGTTGGCTTCCCTTTTGGGACTGATGACTCAATGCCAGTGCAAACGGTAACGTTATTACTGACTTGTGGCACAATATTTTCGGAATTAGAACCCAAAACCCGGCATTTTGCATTGACATATAATTCTGGATTAAGCCATTCATATTCGGTCATGAGTGTATTAATAATATGTTCACCCTTAAACAAATGATGTGTATCTACACAAAACACTGGCAAATATGCACCGTTATACATAACGATTATGTTCCAGTCAAGCGTCCTTAGATGTGGCACTAAATCAACGGCACCCGTAAGTAATTTATCAACCGGCCCGGCAATGTATAACTGAAAGCATTTCTTTGCAATATCAAAGATAATAATATTTTTCTTCAAGAAATCCGTGCATACCTGAAATGTTGGGGTATCTGTATAATTTTCCAGATTGAGTAGGTTTTTAACCATTTTATCTTTGTTAAAACCCAGACGTCCGGCATTTCCATTACCAAGAAGATTATACTTATTTGCATGAAACAAATTTTGAACGGCAAATGCTACTTCCTTCTTTACACGGCAAATATCTGCTGTGCGCTCATATTTAGATTTAATCATAAAGTCTGGTGCACCAAGCACAAGAATACTCTTAAAATAGCTTTCGGGGTTCTTATTTCCATACAGCATAATCTTTGGTCTAGAACTATCATTACCGCCTACAATGCCATTTCTGGCAAGAATATTAGTAATAAAACTTGGTGCTGGAATCATTTCATTTTCATTATATGACAAGTATGTATCATAGTCAATACGTTTTGCTTTTGTTAAATCTGTAGTTCCTTCTCTATATGTAGATGTGTTTACACGGTTATCTGCCTTCATAAGGTCTTTGTATTTATGAGTCAAGTCTTCCTGAAAATTATTGATTACAGCGCCAATATTTGTAAGCTTATCCAAATGAGTAAGTTGTTCAATGGCTGTATCCATTTCTTGTTTTTTTACTGTATAATAATCATTTTGAGTGAACTTATTGCTACTCGGTAGAACAATCTTTCTAAAATTAGTATTTGTTAGATATTGTGTAAGATTATCCTGCGAAATCATTTTTGTATACTAATTTAAGTTTTTAGAAGAGTGTTAAAGTATATTGGTGAAAATGTAATTAATAGTGTGTTGTTAATATTGTAATTATATACTAATTATATACTACTTATATACTAAATAAAAACAATTTTTAAGCTCCATTTTCCCTTTTTATCTTTTTCCCTTTTTCTCTTTTGGGCTTCAGCCCAAAAGTAAAAAGAGAACAAAAAGCTTTTTGGACTTTGCCCAAAAGCAAAAAGAGAGACGTGTTTAATTATGGTCATTAAAGTAAATACTATTACAATAAATACTATTACAATAAATACTATAATCTAATTATGGGAGACGGTCCAGATATTGATGATAATATTTTATTGTCCGGTTCATATGACCCAAAAAGCAAAGAAATTATAAAATTCATTGAAAAAAATATTGCCGGATTAAGCACAGACGCACTTACACAAATATGCCGCATTATAAAGCAAAATGATGAGAAGTTCACTGCAAAAAAAGAGTATGTACTTATTAATTTGGGTGGTCTTAAAGACGAAACTATTAGAGCTATCGTATCATTTCTTGTGTTTATAAGAAAAAATGAAAATTTACTTGCACAAGATGAACAATTAAAAAAACAAATGAAAAGCCAACTTGACTTAAACAATAAGTAATGAAACCCTTACTTATTCTAAACAATAAGTAATGAATAAGTCTTTTCACCTTTGCTGGATGGATATTGTGGCAAGTCCATCGGCATTGGTAATCTCTGAATATCATTAGAATATCCCAAATACTGTTTAACATTGGTAATGATATCTGGCACTGCTTCACGAATAACTAAATCATTGAGTTCCCGTATTTGCTGAGGAATATTATAATCTAAATGCTTAGCATATTGCAAATAAATACTGCGCATTATAATTTGCAACTGTAAGTCATTTTGACGTCCAATACGTATAGGCTTATGGTTGGTTAATATTGGATCAGTATCGCGTTGGCATATTTCATACACTGCCGAACGTATATCCCGTTGTAGCGCTTCCATGTTTTCCTTGCTGAAATATGCTGTACTCAGAGGTGTCCCTTCTTGTGTATGGTTCAGCGTATTCGCGAGATGCGGATGTTCTTGGTTGCTATTTTTGTAAAGGTCATATGCCGGTGCACTTTGTTTAACATCAAAGAACACCCTGCCATTTTTTCCCCAATCAGTATTTATAGGTGGTCCAAGAACGGAATTAGAATAGAACTCGCTATTACTTTGCCCATAGATATTGACATCTTGATAATTTGAAACTGGTGTATATGATGCCATTGTTTTGTAATTTATTATGTTTAGTTATTATTATTTATTATTATCTTCATTTCTTATTATTTTATGTATTTAATCTTACCGTAGAGTCGTAATTTTAATTACACTCCACATCACACCGTTAATCCTCTATTTTTACACCCCTGAAGGGGTGTAATTAAAATAGGGATTAGACGGTACATTTGTTTATGCGGTATTTAATATTACAGTCGACACTCTACACTGTATAAGTGCCGCCTTAAGCGTTAATTAATTTAAGTTAAACTTAGTTAATTTTGTTTAATATTATTCTGACAAGTTATATAAACGAATAAAAATCTGTGTCGGCTAATAAATGGAAACCATAACAACATATATATTATCGGGCACTAATCATATTAATACATTTATTAAAGAAATAACAAATAAACAATGGTTTATACTATACGGATTAATTGCATTTATATGTGCCCTATATTTAGCATGGTTCCGGATAAAAAAACTCCGTGAACAAGAATTATTTGTAAAGTCCTCAAAAAATACAAAACGGACACATGCAATTGAACGGTTTCAAAATTATAGTTCACAGCTTGCAACTGAATTAAATCAAAAATGTGATGCTGAACTTGAAGCATCAGATAACCAATCCATAAGTCAGCCAACACGTGACAAATTATTTATAAATCCTAAGTTTGAATCCTCATATATGGTCCAATTATCGCCGGATAATCAAAAGGAATATGACGCCGGTAAACAAATCCTTGAAAACTTTTTATTTGTGATTGATTCCAAAATAACTGACTTTGTTGACCGAACAAAGGAGAGTTATGATACCATACTCAATGTTACCATTCGCAATAATCAGTTTGTGCAAGAGGGCAAATTAGACGAGCAGTTAGATATATTAGCAAAACAAATTAAAGAGCTGGAACTTTCGCTTGACAGTGAACTGAAGAACATGATATCGGAAACCGGAGACACGGCATCTATGTTACGAACACTAAATGTCGAAGAAAAGGCATATAAGAACCTAAATTTTGAGATTGAAGTTAAAGAACGGCTGTTCGAAAAAATTGCATTTGACAAACGCAAAATATTCCGGTCACTGTGTCAATTACGTGGCCAAATGAAAACTTTACAAGCGCAAATTGATTCATTAAATCCGAGTCTGTCACAACCTGCGTTTCTCAAAGCCAATAAAGAACAAGATGGTGTGCGATTAGCAATTGGCGATGCTGAAGCTAAATATAAATCGTATATATTAATTCTTTCACGACTGGCGACAACAAGCCGGGCACAAGACATGTTAAAACGCGAATCAGCGGCAATGTCGACGATACTTATTCAACCCGCAAATGAATCACAAATCGATGATATGGCAATGCTTAAGCAGAAACTGGCATCTTACGCCGACCCTGGACAAGTTGGCAACCCGGTAACTGATAAAGCATCAGAGTATGATTTGGCCAAGAAATATTCCGGTGCATATCAGGATTATATTGACAATATGGACACATACACTTTGAATGCTAAGATAGACCCTGTTAAAATTGCAGGGGATTTAGAAGAGAAAACTCTTAATTTCTTGACCAAGCTTAATAGTAACTTGAGGGGTGATTCTGCGACTGAAAACGCAAGTGCTTTCAGCCCTGTTAATCGATTCGGGACGCAAAAAAATAATTTAGGCACTTGGCTTGTTGATTCGCCTGCTAACCGTGTTGCCAGTAACCTGCGCCAAGGTGAACCAATCCCGGCAACAGATATCAGTAAACTGGCGTCAGTTGTTAAATCACAAACAACCGTTTCAGGAGAGAAAGAAGGTTTTCAGGATAATTCAGCTACACATATTACATCTACCGGACCTAAATTAGTTAACGAAGCATATTCATATTTATCCATGGCGGATGGCTTTTTTAAATATGCTTATGAATATATTACCGGATTTATGGATGCTGAAACAGCGGATAAACTGGAAGGATTACTCACTGCTGAAGATAATATGATACCTATCGGCGTTATATTAGTATTCATATCGATTGTGTTATTTTTGGCGAGTAGTGGAGGGTCAAGTGATTCCGCAAAATAAAAGTAAATAAAAGATAATCATAGTTTGGTTTGTTTTGTTTTTTATATTTTTATAAGCGCTAAATAATAGATTTGTAAATACTAACATATCAATAACAACAAATGACATCAAAACTCCTAAATAATCTTATCGCTGATGAACGACGTGCTATGTATTCTGCACAACCAGGGTCGGGAATTCCAACAACCCCGGTAATGATGCCCAATGAAAAATACATGCGGCACATAAGCAATCCACAAACAATCCGCGAGAATATTGGCATTGTTTATAACAATGACAGTTTAGCACAACTCGGAACACAAGCCCAAACACCCGAAAAGCTGAGTCATGCCGGCGGTCAAAATCTAAGCATGGATTTTAAGTATTTGGTTATTAATTCCGGCGACAGAGATTGGATAAACCGGAATGATGAATCCCCATATAATTATACCGTGAATATTGGCGGGTCATCATTGGCTAATAATAACCGGGCAATAAACATTACCGTGAATTCAACACTTGAAAACGTTGCAAGTATCAAATGTGAAGCCCTGGTCATAACCAATCGTGTGACACAAACCGGGTTTAAGCCGAGTAATCAGCCGTTTATTTTGGTAAACATTGAATCCATAAATGACACAGTTCTCGGGTCTAATAAATACCTTGATAATTCCCTTGGTCAGATGGTAACCAAAATACCATTACCCACATCCCTGGATAATATTCGGTATGTACAAATGGTTAATCAAGGCCAAACAAAAAAATACTTCCATACCCCGGAATCACGCATTGGCCGGATGACGATAAATATAGCACGGGCAGACGGTTCAATGGTTAATCAGGGTCCGGGTGCACAGAAGGATACCGTTGATATTTTGCGTGCGGTATATGTTCCGGGTGCACCATATAACACGCCTCCAACACAGACTCTGAACATAATTACGTCGGCATACTTTAATGGGTTAGATTGGCAAGCAGGCGATATCATTCAGATTCGGAATTATACAATGCGGGGAACTAATCCGTCAAATCTCGGCTTTTATGAACGTGTTAAGTTCAACAGTTGGATGAATCAAGAACAAGGACATATAATCACCAGTATCACGCGAACAGCCAGCGGACCGGAATTATACAATATCATCCAAATCACAGCGCCAGGGGACTGGTCTACGGTTACCGGATATTTTGAATTAGCGCAATGGTTTGATGATTTAATTACCAAAACGGAAATAGACATAGATTCGGGAACAGATTCGGGCAAGATACTTAATGAAAACTTACAGACAACTGTATTTCTTACATGTGAAGTGCTGGCAAAAAATCCACTTATGTTACTCAAGGATATTGCCAGGAAAACGTAAAAAATGATTAAATTATAATTGGTAAATAAAACAGAACTATTAAACACAATAAAACTTACCGTTTGCACTGGCATTGTATCATCAGCCCAGTGCAAACGGTATGTTTTAGATGGCGTGTCACTCACATCTGGTGCATTGCACTATAATTGCAACTCTACTGCATCTACATCAAATTCTCGGTCACGTAACTCTACAAGCGGCGGATTAGGCTTCGAATTCTGTGTTGGTGATTCAATACCAGTCCAAACAGTAGGTTTAATTGTAATTTTTTTAAATAAGCTTTCCAAGCTTATAATATTAGTATTAGTTGTACCGTGGAGTCGTAATTTTAATTACACTCCACATCACACAGTTAATCCTCTATTTTTACACCCAGAAGGGGTGTAATTAAAATAGGGATTAGACGGTATTGATATTTGACATATTAAACAATAAGTATTCAGCAATTGAATAATTAAGTAATTAAATATTTAAATAGTTAATAGTAGAAAAATATACAGTTGCTAAACATTTTTTTAAATAATAACTATCAACCATAAAAAATAATCTAAATTGAAATAATAGTCAATGGTTTATTTAGCCCCTTTGCTATATTAATACTCGACAGTGTTCCTGTTGATTTGCCATCCCAAAATGCAATTACATAATCTGCATCCGATATAATCAATTTATTCCTAATTGGCCCAGCAGCACGACCATGTTTTGCCCAATCTGGCAAATGGATTATTATTGGTATATCGTTTGCTTTGGCAAATACTTCGGCCAGTTTATCAGCACCCTGTGCACCTCCGCTAATTATAGCCGTTATTTTTTGGTTTGGTTCACTGTTAAATTTAGTTAATGTATCTGAAAGCAGTTTGTAATTTGTAAAACTACGACTACCGATAACAGCAACATGCATATTTAATCAATTATTAATAATGGTTATTTATGAATAATTATGGATATTTATTAAAAAAATATAAAATAAAGGATAAACAATTTTTACAGTTTTTAACAGTTTTTTAGTATTTAATTAATTCTGTCAACCTATTTATCATTTCGTTAATCATTTCGGCAGTGACATATTAAAGGTAAATGTGCTCAGGTCCAGCTTTGGTGCCGGTTTTCCAGTGCCCTTATAATCATCTTCCTTGAGCCCATAATACTTGTAGTAATCCTTAATAAATTTCTCATATTCGGCACAGAATTCATCCAGGTCCTCGAGCCATAAATCGCCGGCAGACTTGGTTTTAATTAGAGCGACTTCTTGCTCAATTTGACCCTTTTCGGTCATAAGTTCTTCAATCTTTTCTTTTGTAAGATTGTAAATTGCCATGCTTACCAGATATTGATAAGATGCATCATTTTGCTCGGCAACGGGTAATGTAACCAGCACTTCGGGCTTAACCAGCTTCCCACCAATCATTACCGGGAAGTTACGTTGCCGCAGTTGTTCTTCGATTTGGTGTCGAGGGATATTATTTACACGAATATGTCCCTCAATGATTTCCAGAATAAACCGGACTTTAACACTAATAAGTTCTAATTCCTTTTCAGCATCGCTGAGCATACGTTCATGACGTGCAACATAGTATTTAATACGTGTTTCATAGAAAATATCCATAATTTGCCCAATGGATTCCAGATTGAGTAGCTTACCATCATGACCGAAGAAATTCATAGTCTTGTTGCATGTGAGTTTACTGGTAAGCTTAAAACGGCGTTCAAAGTCATTGACACCATTTTCATCAGGATTTGCGAGTAATGCATTCAGAATTCGCGGTTCAAAGATAAGGGTAAATTTCACCTCAATATCACTGCTGCCCGGCTTATAATCTTTCAGAATCTTTTGTTCTTCATCAAGGTTGATGGCGTCAATATCTTCAACGAGCGTTGTAAGTTTCTTACGCTTGGTTGGCGTTAGTGCCGATGTCGGTGACTGTGAAGTCTTCGGCGGGAGACCGGCACGCTTGGGGCTCTTCTTTGCCCCACTTTTATTGCCAGATGCGGCCGAATCATCCACCGCCCCGGCGCCATAAACCATATGTGCCAACATAGTATCATAGTTTTGTGTCCATGTGCCAATGGGCAGCTCGGTAATTTCAACCGTCTTACTGTCAACCACGCGGTATTTCCCACGCGTCATCCAGCTATTCTTAGCAATCTTAAAGATACTTCCTTTAAATCCCCTATACCATGGCACAAGTTCATCCGTTGGCCGATTATGAATCCGGTTACGAATATTGGTAACCAGGTCCATGGGATTAAATTGGGGAATCTCACTACGCCAACCCGTGCCAATACCATCAGCACCATTTGCAAGGAGCATCGGGATTACCGGTACATAATGTTCGGGTTCAACGAGTTCACCATCATCCTCAGTATATTTGAGCAATGGTTCGTCAACCTTTTTATAGATTTTATGGGTAAGTGGTGTCAGATATGTATGAATATACCTTGGCTGTGCCGAATCTTTACCACCTTGACGTCGTGTGCCAAATTGTCCTTCGGGAACCAGCATATTGATATTATTGGCACCCGGGAAATTCTGTGCCATATTGACAATGGCACCCTGTAAACTGGCCTCACCATGATGGTAAGCCCCATGTTCACTGACATAACCGGCAAGCTGTGCAACCCTAATTTCACTATTAAGGTTACGCTTAAATGCACAGTATAGAATCTTTCTGTGACTGGGTTTCATACCATCAATCACATTTGGAATACTACGGATATTATCAGCGATACTGAACCTAATAAGCTCATAATTGATAAAATCCGTAAAGGTCACCCGGCTTTGACCCAAATCCAGGACACGGGCATCATATCCCTTAATCCAGTCTTTACGGTCATCTGCACGGTCTTTGTTAAATGCCATATCAATACTATTATTGGTATTGTCATCCCAATGATAGATCACGAGCTTATTATCAATAAAGTATTGCTTGGCTTCTTCGGGCTTGGATGTACCCAACCCCTTATAATATTTAGTATTCCAACCCTTGCCGCTATCATTGGCTTCCAGCCAACGGTTATATTCAGGCAGGGTATAGAAACTAAGTGCTTTATCTTTTTGCTTACCACGCCATACTTTTACAATGGGTGTCAGCATACTGGTGATAAAGTTATCCAGTTTGAGTAAACTTGGGAAATGCGAACTAATATAATTAATTACCAGACCCTTAATATGATTACCGTCTTCGTCGGCATCCGTAAGAATCATAATCGCTCCATATCGCAGCTTACTCACATCAGTATACACTTCACCCTCTTGCAGGCCCAGAATACGTTTGATGTTCGTAATTTCCTTGTTGTTTACCAGTTCAATTTCTTTCTTGTCGCGAGTATTAAGCAGTTTACCACGCAGTGGAAAGATACCGTAGTATTTTCGACCATCTGGCAGAACACTGATACCCGAAACAGCCATTGTTGCTGCGGAATCACCCTCTGTAAGAATGAGCGTGCATTTAGCGGAATTCTTGGTTCCGGCATCTTCAGCATCTTCCAGCTTTTCAATATCCAGAATACGACGCGTCTTTTTGCCATCCGTCTTTTTAAGAATTTGGCTTTCTTGGAACTGATTTTGTGCAAGGGCACGGTCAACAATTCCGCTTTCGGCGAGGCTTTCAATGAATTTGTCGTCGAGTTCAAACTTGCTACCGAAATCCTTCATATTTGTTGTCAGGGTTTCTTTGGTTTGACTGTCAAAACTCGGGTTGACAATAAGTGAATTAACGAATACCATCAGGTTATCCTTGATAAATGATTCTCGGACTTCGACCTTCTTCTTTTTGTGAATCCATGCCGCCAGTTTGCTGGTAATTTGTTTGGTAACATAATCAACATGGCGACCGCCACGAATTGTGCTAATACCGTTAACAAAGCTTACTTGGTTAAACTGGAAGTTGGGTGACATACATGCAGCAACATACCATCGGGCATGCGGAATAGTATAAGACAGATGTGTTGTTTCAGGTTCTGGCAGATAAAGCTTAATGTAATCCAGGCAACTATTTAGCGCCAGTTGGGACCCATTAAACCATACTGTGAGGTTATTTTGGCTCGTAAAAGCCATATCAAATGTTCGTTTCTTAAAGAGTGAAATCATATCAGTGCTAAGGTCTGTCATACCGAATCGGGCATAATCGGGCACAAACATAATTTCGGTAAAGGGTTTGCCGGTATATTTTTCAATTACAGGCTCTTCCTTAATAAGCATATTATCACGGTATACTTGGGTATACTTGAGTTTACGATGCTTGTCTACCGTCGTAACAATAAATACTTTACTAAACATATTTGTCAGTTTAGCACCATATCCATTTTTACCACCGGTTACCTTTTCTTCAGCCTTGTTATAATTGCCACTCGTTAGGAGTTCGCCAAAAATCATCTGGGGAATCCAAATTTGTTCAATGGGGTGTTTCGCGATATCAATTCCATCGCCGTCATTAAAGACTCTAACCGCCCATTTTTCGTCGACCAGGATTAAATCCGAATATCGGAAAATATCGACTTTAAGAGTTGTCATTTTGCTTAGACCCTTTTCACCTGTAGCAATCTTGGCTTCAATTCTATTCCGGCTGTCATTAGCATTAACGATAATTTCGTCAAAAATCTTAAACAGACCCGGTACATAATCAATCTTTGCCTTAGTAATCATTTCAGTTGCAGACTGAGTTAATTCGCCTCCAGATGGAGCAGCTACAGTTTTTGTAATTGTGTCAACTGTTGCCAGAACATATTGTTCAGTAGGTTCGGAAATAATTGACCCGATATACGTGTCTGGCAAATCCAGAATATGCTGATATTGGGTTTTTTTCTGATACTTATTCGCCAGTTCTTCATCTGTTGCTAACTTCACATGTTCATTTGCATGGACAGATGGTAGAATATTCGAGAAGTTAAATTGGTTTACAGGGGCTGATACGGTTGACATGTTAAAGGGCTTAATTTATATATGGTTAAATAATATAGTTTAAGCTGTGATATTAAGGTTGTTTGGTAATATATATTTTTCACGTGTAATAAAAACAATTTTTATAGCTGCTTTTCTTTATTCCGTAAATAAATCGCTATAAATAATAAAACGGGACATATATATTTATATATATTGTGACTATAATACATCAACTATATAGCAACTAAAGTATTAATGCGAAATACACCGATAAAGACAAAGACTAATAATAATTTACAAAAGCATACCGTTCACACATTACCGTCTTGTCTTAATTATTATTACACCCAAAAGGGGTGTAAAATAATGGACAAACGGGTTACAGGAGAGTGTAAAAGAATTTTGGACTCGACGGTACCAAAATATACTGTAAGTAGTACAAAAAAAAAATTAGGCAGACAAATTCAAGAACGCTATGTAAAGACACTGCCTGCTACAGAAAGACAATGTTTAGAGCATCAAATTGAACGTGAATTTTCAAAAATTTTTCAAAAAACGGTATTAACTGTATATTTAATTGCAAAGAATGATAAGGCACTATTTAAAGAAAATATGCACAAATTACTCGATAATCCAAATTCTAATAAAACACATGTTGATATAAATTTGAATTTACTCTATACCACACTTTCTAAACTTTATAAAAAATCTAAGTCATCCCAAAATTACACTTCATCAAATAAAATGAATGATGCAGAACCCGGATTAAATAACCAAGCAGGTGGTGTCCAACCAGAAGGGCCATATTTACAACGATTAACCACTATTGGTGACCAACCAATTACAGGAAATGATATGGCAAAGGCTGTCTCAGAAATTATAACTGTATTAAATGATTTACAGTATTTACAAGAAGATGGTGGGCCTAATATTCGTGGGTTTAATGTGTTGCTCAATTATTTCAATGGTAATACTGAAAATATGAAGTATTTCTTGCGGTATTATTTTGCACCAAAATTTTATCAGGGCTCACCACCATTCTTAAGATTTGATGAAATAGGTAAACGGTTAGATAATATTATCGATTTCCTTAACATTTATAAAAATGATAAACGAATAAAAAATGAATTTGCAGTTGAAACGGGTGTTAAACCTAAACAAGTTTTACAGGATACATTTGCTGATAAATTAATTAGTAAATGGGACAAACTTGACCAAGATTATAATAGATTTAATATGTATCGTCGACTACAGTTTTTTTAATAAACATAAAATCAAAGCTAATAACTATATGGTTATTAAATAAGATATTATTTATTAATAAATTAAAACCACTAAATAAACTATGGAAACATTAACAATTGCAATCATCGTCATTACACTCACAGTAGTGTTATTTTCATCCATATCATACTCGTATGTTTCTCCTGACCCAAATGCACAGGTTCCAATAGATATGTTAAATTCAACAGGTAACCCAAGACCAGATATGAATATTCCAATCACAATAACACCGAGCCAAATAGATAAAGTAGGCAAAGTTAATCCGAAAGCATCTACATTTGCATTATATAATTTACCCGAAAAGGATGAATATATGACAACTGATTTACGAAATCAAATAGATACATTGCGAACCCAGTATTACTATGATAATTGTCAACAGGTGTCACCAATAAATTTTAAAAATAATATTAAAATAGGTGTAACCGATAAATTTCAAAACATATGTTCGAACTTAGAACCACAAGTTTCATTTGAAAATTACAAGTTTACAAGTTTCTAAATTCTATTTTTTAGCTCTTATTTTTTATTGCCCGTAAATAAATAATGAATTATTGTTCAGAATATACATTAACAGAAAAATATAAAGCAAAAGTAGATATTATAAGTAAACGTGGTATTACATATTTATTTAAACATCATACATGGCCTACAACACTTTGGAAATACTTGATTAGCCACAAAACTATAATTTCAGATATAAATTTGGTGGAAGAATCCATTGAAGACCCTACACATAGATTTAATATTTTAGCTGAATTACATGCGTTTTTAACACAAACCTCAACACATCAAAATACACATATCACACCAGAAGTAATTGCTAAGTTGGCCAGTATAATTACTCATCAAGAACAAGGTAAACGTATTACAACAACCCAGCGTTATTTTATTAGGAAACATTTTGAAATTGACCCACATGGTATAGAATGTATTGCGCAATTTGAGACATATATTCGCGATAAGAACATATTAACAGAACAGGGGATGTTACTATTAAACCCATATACAAGTATCCTAAATTTGAATGAAATATATATCCAGGCACGGTATAAATATACGGTTACATATTCATATACCGTTTGCACTGGCATCGTGTCATCAGCCCCAAAGGGTAATTCAACCGCTACTGCATCTACACCAAATTCTCACCCATCAAGAGTGGCCTTAGAATTAAGTGTAGGTGGTAACAAGCATAAATACAGTAATATTACCCTTTATACGCCTACAAAAATGTCAATGACATCACGCAAAGATGTTATGTATATAGAACAAATTGTCACGTATATTTGTTTATATCCATATTTATTGGGTCAAGAAAAATTAATAAATCCCCCACAAAATATTTCCTTATATTTAGTGAACTTTCCAAAGCGGTTTATGCACGCAAAAGGTCGGGACCCATTAGTATATACAAGCAGTGAAATAAATACGGGGGTATGTGATATGGTTAATATTGCTGTTACACGTTCAGAAGAAGCCCTTAAAACTGTGTTACATGAACTGTTTCATTATTATAATATGGATTTCAAAGAAACGCATATGCATCATGAAAAAAAACTGTCAGCACATTACAACATAAATAATAAATTAGACAGTCTGAATCTATTTGAGGCATATACCGAATGCAATGCAAGTATTATAAATATAATATGTTGGTCATACTTTAATAATTTATCGTCAAGCACGGAAAATGTATTAAATAAGGATATAATTTGTACTATGTTTAGTGAGCAAATAATTTATACGATGTATAAATTGGCTAAAATATTAAAACTTAACAAATGCAATTCATTTATGGATTCATCATGTCAACTTACACAAACAACAAATGTCGCCAGCTATTTTCTATTTAAGTTATTCTTGTATTTTGATTTGGCAACATTGGCTAAAACATGTATTTCAGATTCTATTCCAAAGTTTATTGAATCGCATGAATCAACAGCATGTTTACTGGAAATAATATCGCAAGGGTCACAAAACAAGGTAATTGGTGGTATTATTAACTATTTGTTAAAAACGGTTGACTTTGATAAAATTACTTCGGCGCGAATGACCTGTATAGATACCGTGAAGTCATAATTTTGATTACACTCCATTGTATTACAATTGTATTGTATTGTTTTGTTTATTTTATTTTATTAAATTAATAAGTAATATCCATTCATAAAAAAAAATAAAAATAAAATTAAAATTATAAGCTAAAATTTAAAAAACCTAAAATGAATATAACAAAACATATAACAAAACCTAAAATATTATATTTTATATATTTATTTTTTGTTATAGTTGGTATTATTTTATGTGGGTACATTTTATATAAATATATTTGTGTATTTTATACAAATGTGGGTCACGAAGGTTACCAAACAAATACAACTGAATATATAAAATTTGCTGCAAGCACAATAAATACAAAAAATTATTTAGCACCTTATGTAATTTTAAATAACAAACCATATTTAATTTGCACAATTATAGATAGTATAGAATATAAAAAATTTGCAGAAAGTGATTTTAATAAAAAAAATATTAACTATATTGTAGATTTTGGAATTGCAATAACACAAAAACAATAAACAGTTCAAGGCCGTATTTGGAAAAATAATTATCAATATGCTTTTTCTATTGAAAATACAACATATAACAATAAAATAAATGATTATACAAAAAATGGTTCAAATGCTCTTGCAATAAAATCAACATATTACAAAACAACAACAGTTCCGTTACCATCAAATTATTATGCTTCATTATCATATGGGTTTACATTAGATAATTTTCCAAGTGCTGGTAGAAGTGATTTTTTATCAAAATATATTACAGAAACACGCAAATATTATGATAAAAATTTTAAATTATCATGGTTAACAGATGTTAGTGACATTATGATTCATATGAATTATAATAACAGTACACCATATGTTAGTTATATTTTATTTAAAAACACATATTTAACTACAAATAGTCCTAATACATTTTATTGGAATGATTCAAATACCGGAGGTTATACACATAGTGTTTGGTATGATTATGAAAAAGGGTACATATTTGCAAATATAACAAATAATAATAACTATAATACTTTAACAGCATCAACACAAACAAATGCAAATATATTTAAAAACTATAAAGTTAATGAAAATTTTAAAAAATATATGTCACTTGAATTTTATCAAGACTTACCAAAATTAGAATATACAACTGATAATAAGTTTTATAATATAAAAATCAAAGACCAATTATACTTGAAATTGGATAATGCAACTAATCAAATAATTACGACGCAAATAAAAACAGATGCTACACAATTTATAATATATTCCAATACATCAAACAATATAACAACCTATAAATATGTAATTCCTGCAGCAAAAAATAATTTGTCAGATGATTACATTATTGGGTTTGACTATATAAATGCTGGTATATTTACTGATAATACAAATACACCTACATTACGTGCATATAAAATAAATGATGCAATACCTATAGCATTTACAGATATTGAAGTTAAAACTCTAAACACTGATGATAAACTACATAATTATAAGCTACCATGGTTTGAATTTATAAAAGGTTTGCCAAATAACGTTTTGCGCGGTAATGGATTATTCAAAACTTACTTAATATGGAATAGTATGGATGTATTATCTATCAGATTATCAAGTGACATAAGCACAAATCCTACATATTCTAATATTGAATTTGGTCAAGAAGAATTTATAATACCTGAAACAACAACTACTACTACCATACCGGAAACTACAACCACTACTACCATACCTGAAACAACTACTACTACTATACCTGAAACTACAACAACTACTACTATACCGGAAACTACAACAACTACTATCATACCGGAAACTACTACTACTACTATACCGGAAACTACAACAACTACTACTATACCGGAAACTACAACAACTACTACGATACCAGAAACTACAACAACTACTACGATACCAGAAACTACAACAACTACTACGATACCCGAAATAACAACTTCAAGTTATTATTCATCCGATACATTACCGCCTATATTACCGAGAGCAACTATATTCTTACCAAGGGGGTAAATGAACTAATTAACCGATTCTTATATTTTTTGTAAAACAGCGATAGTTGCCATATTCAAATTTTTTAATGTAAAAACCTTATTACGTTCTTCATACGTCATATAGATGATACTCGGGGTTCGTAAATATAGTAAATCAACTACTAAATTTAAAACATCATCACCTGGATTAATATTAACTTTGCTTAAATTATCAATCCTAATTTCAAGCGCATTTATAGGCCGGCCTTCATAATATCTTAATCGGGTATCTGAGATGGAATACGCAAGCATTTTGTTTGGATTGCCGCCTATTATAATACGTAGGGTATCTGGTGTAAGCTCGACAACTTGATTATCTAATAATGAATATTGTCCCGGTAATATAACATATTTGCCGAAGAAGTTATCTGTCATTTGATTAACGACAGAATCATTTAATATTAATTCGCTTGCATTCATTTTTTAATATTATTTACAAAATAAAATCCGGTATTATTACTTAGTTATTTAATAAAAGCCAATTATTTTATTATAAAAAGTTAAAATAAATTAAACACAGTCATGAAACACCGTAAATATATTTATTTACTTATAGTTATAGCAGTATTATTTATAAGCTATAAATTATTTACAATAATACAAAATTCAAAATCTAAATTGGATTTATTTGTTGGGTCTGCAATAACGTATGATTCACTACATACAAATTATGATTGGCTTTATACAGATTCTAAATTAGATTTAACATCATCAACGACATATAATACATTAATTAGTATAGATGGTGTTACAGTATCATCTATAGATGATAAATATGTTGTATATGACAAAACTTATAATATGTATAATATTATTTATTCCCCTACAAATAAAATTGCAGTATTACCAACATATACAGGGTTTATTCTTGATTATATGTCTGCAATGTCTTTTTGGATAAAACCATATGTAACAAATAAATTATGCCCCATAATATGTAAAATAGTTCCTGATCATTTTATTTTTCAGGATAATAGTGATATAATAGTTAAAATATATGGTAGAGAACAAAATAAAGATGTTATTTATATAGAAAAGTGGGTTAATGTTTTAGAAGCTGACACATGGATAAATATTATAATTAGTTGGAATGGTAGTACATTTAAACTTTATAAAAATGGAAGTGTTATGCCATCTACAAATAAAGTATTTAATAAATCTTTTTTTCTAAGTATTATAGAGCCCGACTACGCATATGAAAGCATTGCAATAGGCGGAATGTCTAATTTGTATTTCAATAAATTTATACTGGATGATGATTATACACAAATAAGCAACTTTTCATATTATTTTAATGGTAATATAACAAATTTTAGGACATATAGTGAGCAGATTCATGATGCATCAATGGCAAACGCTTTGTTTTTGTCAACAGAACTTAAACTTAATCCAAATTATAATACTACTGGCTATACAATAAACTTATTAGGTGATTTGACTACTATTACAACAACTACAACTACCCAACCAACTACAACTACAACGACTACAAAACCAATTACAACTACAACAACAAAACCAATTACAACTACAACGACTACAAAACCAATTACAACTACCCAACCTACAACAACTACCCAACCTACAACAACTACCCAACCTACAACAACTACCCAACCTACAACATCATTACCAATAACACAAGCATATTCTGGTAACACTAATCCTACAAATCCTATCATTACGACATCCATTGCCAGAACACAAATTACAACACATACATTAACTACTCAATTTGATACAATAGTTTTGCCACCTGATTTAACTGTAACAACTACAACAACACCCTATACAACAACAACACCCTATACAACAACTACACCCTATACAACAACTACACCCTATACAATTACAACTACACCCTATACAACTACAACTACACCATATACAACTACAACAACACCCTATACAACAACTACACCCTATACAACAACTACACCCTATACAACTACAACTACACCATATACAACTACAACAACACCCTATACAACAACAACACCCTATACAACAACAACAACACCATATACAACAACAACAACACCCTATACAACAACAACAACACCATATACAACAACAACAACACCCTATACAACTACAACTACACCCTATACAACTACAACTACACCCTATACAACTACAACAACACCATATACAACTACAACAACACCCTATACAACAACAACACCCTATACAACAACAACACCATATACAACTATACCTGCTACTATTCAAACACAAGCGTTATATTACGAATTGCCATTAACAACGATGGCAAAATCGGATACATTAGCACCTACTGATAGATTACCTAATAGTGATAGTTTAACTGTTAAAATTATAGGAAAACTATAACATTGTAAGTGCCGTTTACAGTGGGCTTACCGTACCGCATAATCCCTATTTTAATTACACCCTCCTTTTTGTTCTCTTTTTGCTGGCGCAGCCAGAGAAAAAGGGAGGTGTAAAAATAGAGGATTATAGGTGTGATGTGGAGTGTAATTAAAATTACGACTCCACGGTATTGTTAAACCCATTATTTTTTGTTCTGGCATGCCTATGTTCTTTTTTTTTGCTTTTTTGTTATGGCTCAACTAAAGTTGAGCCAGCATGCCTATGTGCTCTAAAGAGCACAGTAGGTTCTCTTTTTGCTTTTGGGCTAAAGCCCAAAAGATAAAAAGGGAAAAAGAGAGAAAGAGAAAAATATCCTAAATAATATAAATGGCAAAAACAAATGTTATAATAAAAGGGCTTCTATTTGTATTATTTTTAATTGCTGTAATTGTAATTGTTATAATACATTCATATAAACATTGGAACAATAGAATGAATACAGAGGGTTTTGTGAATGACATTTTAACAGTAAGTAACCAAACAGATATAAATAATAATAAAACATATTTAAATAATATACTCAGGTTACTGAAGCAACAATATCCAAATGTAGATACTACATTAAACAATTATGGTTTGTCTGACCCAAATATAGATGCCGATTCACCATTAAAAATTGACTCTACTAACTTGGATGCCGAATACCAAGTCAAATTTATTCAGGAATTACAAAATAAAGAAATTGACAATTTGGCGTCTTGGTTAGAACAATTAAAAGGACGCACACCTACTAAGCCAAATGTATATGATTCAAATACTGTTAAAAGCGTTAAACATATACCAACTGGAAAATTATTTGGTGTTTTAAAGAATTCAAATCAAGTAGGCCAACAAATAAGTGTTATCATAGACCCAAAAAATGCAACATGTATTAAATATATTACACCGGTTACAGTATCTGTGAATAAAGACGAACCCATAAAAAATATAGACTTAACGGCATGCGATTATAATCCTCGTGCACCTGGCCAAAAGTTTATGCTTGAAACTGTAACAAGTAATAGCGAGTTTAATAATATGCTTAATCCGAACGAACGTGCAAAATATAGTGTTAGTGATGATTACGGATTTGGCGTATATCCATTTTCGGTTATTAAAACGGCTACACATACTGGTGGAGCATTTGATACACATACTGCATCAGCAGAATGTATTACACTTGATGCATCAGGGTTATCTATAGAACCATGTACAGGAAAAGAAAGCCAACGCTTTACGCTGACTGATATTCCTGTTGATTTAGGAATTTAAAAGTGCAATGTTAAATAGTATTACATGACGGTATGCAAGTTTGTTATTTTTTTATATATAATACATAAATAATCATAATACTGGAAGAAATATATAAATATTATATAAGCATGTTTAACATTAAAATATCAACACAATTATTTATATTACTTGCATTATGTGGTATATTAATCGTATGTTTTATAAATATTGATTCACCCATAAATAAAATAAATACCGTAAATGCCATAACACCAAGCGTAGAACCTTTTCAATCCGATGTTACGACAACAACACTAAGTGTACAACAGCAAATTGCAAATCAGGTAAGTACATCAAGCATTATTAATTATAAAAAAAAGCTAAATGCTTTGTTTGCAGCTACTAATTCACCGGTTCCAACATCATCTAACCAAGCAAAACCTGCACTTAAAGAAGCCTATTTAAACGAGCTAACTGTGCAGACATTACCAAAAACAAACCCAGATGACATCATTGTCACCTATTTTTACTTTAGAAATGGTGCACCATCGGCAAATTCTTCGGCTCTGGACCAACTTATTGATTTTGTATTGACAGAGAAAGCAGACAGAGCCAAAGACTTTTTCTTGCGCGCTGATAGTGGCATAACAATTAATATACTATTTAAGTATAATTTTAAGAATGATTTTAATGACGTTGTTGATGTAGAAGCAGTTGTTACTGAGACACCTCCTGTAACACGGGTATTAACTGAATCAGAAAAAGCACGCTACAAAGCACTCACATTTGACAAATGCGAAATAGATTATATAACTGCAAATACTTTAGAGTATATAAAACTAACGTTGAAAAAATCAAAAATTATAACCGATTATATACCCCCAGCGGGAGCATCAAATACAGATAGTATATCCGGAACAAAAGAAGTATTACAAGAATTTATAATTTATTTACGAATTAACGAATTATCATCAAAGTTAAATAGTGATACAAATACATTAGAGTTAACGCTTGCCGATTTTATACCGTTTGATTCGTATTTGGAATATAAAGTGAGTATGCGCATTGGTTCTGCGTCTACATATACAAATTATTTAGCATGGCAAATGTATATTAAAAATGCTTCAAGTTCCAAAGTTAGTGCAAATGACTTTTTACGCGAAAGATTAACACTAAAACAAAAAGAACTGCTACATGACAAATATAACGAAATTATAACACCAATGTTTATGGTAGATAATAAGATATCTAACTTGGAAAACTCTATAAATATAATAAAGGATACTTATAATTTTAATAAACTTAATAACATGGCAAATAATATCCGGTTTTATCCTGTAACACAATAAATAAACTCTAAACTTCAACAGCACTTAATTAATAGCCTAAAAATTGTTTTTTGTTTTTTCATAATACGATATCAATTATATACGCATTTAACTCAGCCAACACAATATACCCAAGCATATCCATATTAATTACTAATATTATTAACAATGTGCGGAATTTACGGCGTTATTTGTCCTAATGAATATCAACAGAAACAGGCAAAATGTAAACTTGATACTGCGGTTGTCAGGCAATCACATAAAGTGCTCCGTCACCGTGGTCCGGATTGGGAAGGCGAACTTATTCGCCCCGATTTTTACATGGCTCATCACCGCCTATCCATCGTGGACCCAGCAGGTGGCAGTCAACCAATTACGTATGACTTGAAAAACAGCGTATGTGCTGGTGCCAAATATGCACTATGTGTTAACGGCGAAATTTACAACCATCGCGAACTAAAGGCTGAAGTTTTGGAAAGACTAAACCTTCCAATTGATTCAAAATCATTTGGCATTTGTTCGCCAATGTATCCACATGATACTTATACATATAAGACAGCCAGTGATTGTGAAGTTATTCTATCGCTATATGATCGTGCCGTAAATTTTAGGTATTCTGACAGAGATGATGGCATGGAGCTTATTCAAGATGAATATGATTTAAATGTTCGTTTGGCTGAATCTCTTCTCGCCATTAACGGTATCTTTGCATTTATTCTTGCCGATGAAGCACGCGGTCAATACTGGATTGCAAGGGACCCTATCGGTATTATTCCCCTATATTATGGATATGATTCTATCGGGGCATTACATTTTGCCAGCGAAATGAAAGCATTTCCAGCGGATGTTATCCCACACCATTTCCCACCTGGTCATTTTATGCTCGTGAATAATAGGGATATTGGTTCCCGTCGCCCCCAACCCGTAAAGTATTACGTGGACTTAGACCTGGATATCTCAACTATTCGTCAGTTTGCAGAACCAATGGAAAGCCAGATTGAACATTATAAAGTGGCGGTACGTGAAGCACTTTGCACGGCTGTAGAACGCCAGCTAATGACTGATGTGCCATTCGGTGCACTGCTTAGTGGTGGTTTGGATTCGAGTCTGGTTTGTGCAATTGCCGTAAAAGCGTTACAGAAACCGAGTATTAGACAGACCAGCCATGTAACATGGGATGGGCAACTCCGTACATTTAGTATTGGCTTGGAAGGTGGTAACGCGACGGACCTTATTGCCGCGGAACGTGCGGCAAAATGGCTCGGAACCAAACATTATAACTTCACGTTTACAATGGATGAAGGTCTGGCGGCAATTCGAGATGTCATCTGGCATCTTGAAACATATGACGTGACGACAATTAGAGCCAGTACTCCGATGTTCTTGCTCGCCCGTAAAATTAAATCTATGGGTATTAAAATGGTGCTTAGTGGTGAGGGTTCTGACGAAATTTTCGGCGGATACCTATACTTTCTTAAAGCGCCTAACGATAGCGAGCATTCCCGGGAATGTGTTCGCCGTGTTGGACAATTGAGCCTTTTCGATTGTCTTCGGGCAAACAAATCAACAATGGCATGGGGTGTTGAAGCCCGTCCACCATTTCTGGATACTGAACTCGTCAAGCTGGGGCTTTCTATGCCGGCATGCCTGAAGCGTTATAAGAATATCGAAAAATGGATTCTGCGCGAGGCATTTAATGTGAAGAACCCGGTAACCGGACAACCCGAATATCTGCCTGAGGATTTGCTTTGGCGGCAAAAGGAACAGTTTAGCGATGGCGTTGGCTATGGCTGGATTGACCGGCTCAAGGATGAAGCGTCGGCAAAAGTGAGTGATTATTTGCTTAGCCTGGCGCCGGAAAGATTCCCCGTGAATACGCCGGTTACTAAAGAAGAATACCATTACCGGACCATTTTTGAGGAACTATTCCCGGAACGTGGACGCGAATATACAGTGCAAAAATGGATTCCTAAAACAGATTGGGCCGGCGTTGGATATGATCCGAGTGGGCGTGCCCAAAGCGGGCATAACGCAGCGATTTAGATATATTACGTAACATCTATTTTTTATATTTTAATCTATTATTTTATTAAGTATGAAATAAAAAAAAGCAGCAACCAACAAAACCGCATGGAGAGCAAAATACATTAAATCATGCAAATGTAATCAACTCGCAAACTCAAAATATCCTTTACTGTCCAATTTGGACAGGTCGACGAGCTCATTTTATCCGGTTTTCACCGAACAAAAATATAAATCACGCCCTTCACCGGCATGGCATGCAGAAGATTGTAAAGATGCCGCAATGTTTGGCAATGATAAACAGTTATATGTATCAAAACCCGATAGTCGCGTGTAATAATTCATTAAAATACATTAAAATAGGACAAATATAAATAATATTTATACCTAACTACAAATATTATTTTATATTTATATAATAAAATGACATATCAAATTTCTCTTCAAGATTACCTTAAAAAATTCAGTTCTGTTAATAACAAATTTATCGATGATTTCTTTGGGTTATTCAATGAAAATACTAATGATGATGATTTTGTAATAGATATTGATGCTATTTCTAAATGGCTTAATATATTAAGAGGTAATATAAAGAAAACTCTTAATGAATCATATCGTAAAAATATAGATTACAAAATAACAGAAAAAAAATCTACTACCGCAGGTAGACCATCTGAAAAAATACTTCTTACACCTGATTGTTTTAAGAGAATATGTATGTTAACCAAGTCTTCTAAAGGTGAAGAAGTAAGGTCTTATTATATACAGCTTGAAAAGCATTTAGACAAATTTAAAGACAATATAATTAATGATTTGCGTACACGAATTAAAGTCCTTGAAAATGATTTAAAGCCACTTGAAATACCTAAAGATTATGGTGTTATATATGTTCTTAAAACAGATAATAATGTTGAATTGAAGGATATTTATAAAATTGGCTCAACAACTGATTTTAAATCACGACTTTTAACACATCAAACAAGTCATGTTGATAATGTTAAAGTAGAACATATTTACAAAACAACTAATGTAAAAGGTGTTGAAAGGTGTTTAAAAGCAATTCTTCAAGAACGGCAATATCGCAAACGTAAAGAATTTTATCAAATAGAAATTGATGACCTAAAAAAAATAATAGATAATTGTGGTAATAGTTTATCATTATTAAAAAAGACAAAGATTAATAAAACAAATATGTCTGGAAGTGGAAAAGAGCATAATTATTTTGTATTTTTGTATAAAGAAAACGAGTAACTTATTACTTGTAAAAAGATATATTACGTAACATCTATTTTTTATATTTTTATCTATCATTCTATTAAATATGAAATCAAAAAAAGCAGCTACCAACAAAACAGCATGGAGCGCAAAATACATTAAATCATGCAAAGCACCCCAACTAACCGAACAAAAATATAAATCACGCCCTTCACCGGCATGGCATGCAGAAGATTGTAAAGATACCGCTATGTTTGGCAATGATAAACAGTTATACGTATCAAAACCCGATAGCCGAGGAATATATCGTTGGGTTCCAATGACACATAGAGATGCTCGTGATAAACCGCCGGCGAATACTTATTATACACGCGATAACGGTAGCAGTCCCTTTAAAGTTGTTATAAAAGGTAAAGATTTACATATCTACGGATGTAATTCTATTGATTTTAAAAGCGAATCTGATAAATATCAATAGTATTCATATTATGAGTTCATTAAAAAATATAATGTCAAAAAGGTATTTATTGGTAATGACCCCGAAAAAATAGAAGGTAATTATTCTGCAAAACATCCCGGTAGTTCAATAGTTGGAGAGATTGGTAAAAATAAATATGTTTTTATTGGGGAATCTGTTTCAAACTCGTATACAGATTCCCCAATAACAATGTTTAGGTCACCGATTGAAAATAGTGACGTTCCGTATCCATTTGCTCAAGATGATACTTTTACATACTTGATGATTGAAGACGTAAAATTACTTAACAGTGATTTACACGATGTGAGTAAACCGTTTGACCCATATGGGCGATATTATATGTGGGACGATAAATACAAAGGTATGGTTAACTTACAAGGTGTTAAGTTCCCGAAAAAGCTTGTTATTCCCCGGCAATAAATGGCAATTTAAACACAATTTAATTACTGTTACTAACATTGTCAATACTTAAACTTAATACAATAATATCCCATACCGTATCAATGGCAACACCATCACATTTTATTTGTAAGGAGAAGGAAAACACATATAACTGGGTTAATGAATGTTATAACGATTATAATGATTGGCCAGAAAACGTGTATTTTGTAAGTGAACAAGCAGAATATTTTATGATTTTTAAGGAAGAAAATGCAATTCATGTTTACAAATGTGATGAAGATGCCACATTTAAGAAATATCCGATAGCTAATCTCTATATTTGTAAAGACGACGAATCAGCATTTGTATGTTATACGTATATGTGTTCATATAAAATCAAGAGTATCTTAACCGCTACATGTCCGCCAAGCAATGGTGTAGAAGACGAGACAGGATGTTTTACTAATAATATTGCCGCATTTATGGCTGAGCTCGATGTACCGTGGAGTCGTAATAAAAATCTGGATTACGCGGTAAGCCAAGCAACTGGCACTAAAACATATTTAAGTATTGTATCGACTATTAATGAAATTACAACTACATCAGATATTTTAACTTTTTGCCCCAAGAGTTGTGGCGATTCAGTCTCATATTCTTATGCTATTGATGCAGAATACATTTATTTATTATCCCAAAATTGTAAAAAAATACTATTGACTGAATATCCGTTAAATACAAAGCCATTTGATCCGTACCGTCGGGATTAAAATTCTTTTACTCCCTTTTTCTCTTTTGGGCTTCAGCCCAAAAGCAAAAAGAGAACAAAAAGATGGCGGTAACCGCCATCAATCCACTCTCCAGTAACCCATTTTGTCAATTTTTCACACCCCGAAGGGGTGTAAAATAATTTGAGACAAAACGGTATTCCGTTTATTGAATTACGCGTTTGGTATTTATAATTTTTTTCATCATCATACTTTAATACTAATTTAAAGATTTTACACTATTTTATATTAAACATCATATAATCATCCATAACATACACCATTAACGATATAAATAATGTCAACTACCACCGAAACAGTCCAAACAATGAGCAATTCGGAACTTGTCACCCCAATTTCGAAGCAAGCAATGCCACACCATACTGAACAAGATTTCCTTGACGTCGACAAGCCAATCCCCGGCCAGAACTATGCATGCATTAGTTTCCTTAGCCCGGAAAAAACTCTCGCAAAGAAGGAACTTTGGGCATTCTATCATTATCACCAATATGTGATTAAGGAATATAACAAAATCTTTACGGAACTCACGACCAAGATTATGGAAAAGGATGAAGATGATGTAAATGTTGCCGATGTTGTTGATTTGCGTAAACGTATGAAACGCGTATTCGATATGAATGAAGTTGAGTATCCCAAATGGCAAGAACTTGTTGAGGATTGGAAGTTTAAAGAGCTCGATGGCGTGAATAAGGCGTTTGATGAGCAAAATAACATGCAAACCAGTGTCCGTGGTGTTAAAGTCCGTGGTGTTTATAATACTTATGAAGAGGCAAATGTTCGTAGTAAGGTACTACAACGCATGGATTCCCGATTTGATGTATTTGTGGGTCAGGTCGGTTATTGGCTCGCATGGCATCCGGATAGCAATAAGATTGAAAACTGTGAATACCTAAACGAGGACCTTAACACCCTTATGAAAGAATATAAGAACAATGAGGCTAAACGTGACATGTTCTATCAGGAACAAACGCGTCAAAGAACGCAGGAAGCCCGTGAACAAACTGAGCGCATGAAGAAACAACTTGAGGACGAACGTGCTAAACAAGATGCTCCACCCCCCTATGCTTCTACATCTACACCGGATGCACAAACAGATACCGGGCTCGTTGCAAATGAAAGCACTCCGGAAGTTGCCGCCGATGCCCTGGCAGATTCTCTTACGGGAATGGACCCTTGGATGCAGAGGAAGATGCAGCAGGCAGGTTCCGAAAGCGTCTAAAGGGCTGTAACCCTTGAATGCAGAGGAAGATGCAGCAGACAGGTTCCGAAAGCGTCTAAAGGGCCTAATTAGCAATTATAAGCAATTATTTTTATGTGTGTATAGTTATTATTTTTTTATTTTCAAATTATAAATAAGAAATATGTATTTATATTCAATACCACAAAATGCAGGTGTATTAGTAACAAAATTATCTAATAAACAAACAAAGCTTAGAAAGCGAAATTTAAAAGCGCAAAAAACTAAAAAACTAAACCTTACCAAATTAGATGGTGGTAGTATAGGATGTACATTATTTGGGGTTTGTAAAATGCCTAAAGATACTTATAAAAGTACAAAACAAGTATTAATACCAGAATTAGCAAAAGCATTTAATATACCAACTGATACTGATAAATATAAAGATTTGATAGAAGAAGGGTTAGAACATGGATTTTTAAGAGATTTATTACATGGGATATATGCCAAAATGGGATCAACAAAACGTAAACTCTTAACAGATACATATCTCGATTATATCAAAAAGTATATAAAATTACTCACATTATCAGCAAATCCGGAAGGTGTTACAAATACTTTCCCAATAAAGTATGCAAAATATAATGAAAAAGGCAAATTAACCGATGAAACAGGTCAAGAAACAAGTAGTGAAATAGAAGTAAGTCGCGGCATAATATCTCCTGAAAATTTAGCGGTTCATATAGATAATATTATTAGAGCAGATAAACAAAATTTAAATAATATACAAGGTATAAAATCAAAGACAAATAGCAGTATTCGTGATATAAATAAATTTATTTTTGATGAAACGTCAATAAGTGGTATTCGAGTTGAGAAAAAAGGCAAATATCCGGTAAATCAAGTATTATTTTTCTATAATACGACACCATGTGCAATCAATGAAAAAGGGAATATGCAACAACGTGATAATTGTAAAGTTGTATTTACATTTAATACAAAACAATCTACATCTTTGTCAGACCGCGAATTAACAAAAAGCGATTTTGCAATGGTTGAAACCAATTTCAAACAAATACGCACATATGGCGTATATTTATCAAACACAACAGATAAAAGAAAATTTAAATTATACCAAAAGAAAATAATTGCACTACTTAATGATTCATATAAAATTAAATCATATATAGACGGTTGTATTAAGTTTTTCAGTTATATGGAAAAATATAAAAACTTACCTGGTGAATCACCTACATCAGGGCTATTTCCATCCAACGAATAACTTTTTAAATTGTTCGGTTTCGGAACACATCTTGGCGCTCAAACATATCGGCAAATGAATTACTTACTTGTGGTTCTCCCAATTGTTCATCATATATACTTCGCGGAATAAAGCGATATTCAATCCGTGTCTGGATTTCATGTGTTTTTAACATTTTCTTTTGATAACCCGTTGTTAGCAAAATTATACCTATTACAAATAAAAATAATACTAAACTGCGCATGTTTATTTATTGTTTATATATTGTTATATATTTTTCACCCAGAAAAATATAACCGACTAATAAATAAGATTAACAAATACTAATTATGACAAAACATATTAAAAATCAATCACGCAAATCTAAATCACGCAAACCGCAAACCGGCGGGACACATCATTTGCCGGAAGGAAATACAAACACAACAACTAACATGATTGTTTATTTAATACTTGGTGTATTACTTTCCGTTGTTATCGGTATTGTTGCATATCTAATCCTACAAACCGAAAAAAATAACGCGGTTACTATGTCGGACCCAATTGACCCCATTCCCGGGAAACCAATAAATAACACAACCGTTAAATTACCAAAGGAAAAGATGACAAATTTATCGCTCACACACCCAGAATTAAGTGGCTACCGGGATGTTGGTCCTGACGCCGATAATCCGCGACAAATAAGCTACTGGGATTATCTCAATATGAAAGACCATGAACGGATTATAAATCCTTTGCTCCCACCCGAACGCAGTTATGAAAATACATATGGTATCCCGATAAATATTCCCAGCCGTGGATTTAGTGGTGGCTTCCAGCAAATCGGGACACTTTATAAGAACCAAATTGCGGACGATGGCAAAGTCATCGGTAATAGTAGTGATACCGTGATTATACCTATATTCGGTCGTCCAGTATATCCAGGCGCCAATAAATGGAATTATTATGTCACCAGCGACAAATATGCGATGGTTAAGATGCCCTTTACATTTAAAGGCAAGAAGACGGATGACCAATATGGTGTTGACGAATTATTCGATGGAGATGTGATTACATTACCCGAATATAACGGCGAATTCGTTGTTAAGATTTATCAATACGACAAACCCCGCTATATCCCTTTTATATATTAAATCCCTTTTTATCTGGATGGCTTAGCCATCCAGATAAAAAGGGAGTTTTCGACCACCTTTTAAGAAAAGGTGGGATTATGTCGCAGGCCTTTTTGTTCTCTTTTGCACTTTTTAGAAAAAAGTGCTCAAAAACGATTGCGAAGCAAGATAAAAAGGGATTTTCGACCACCTTTTCTTAAAAGGTGGGGAGAACAAAAAATGGCAAAAATCGCAAAAAATAACAAAAAATGTAATAATAAATAACATTAATTAATTTTATTTCGAACTGTAGAGCCATCTGCATTCACTCCACCATGGACGCAAAAACTCTCGCAGACCGCATCAACGCTTCTGACAATGTAGCTTCCCGCAAGGCTACGCTCAAGAACATCGGTGATGAGCTTTGCAAGCTCATTGACAAAGATACAAGTCTTTCCAAGCCATCCGATGTGCTGGAAGACAGTAACATGTCTGCAAAGGAGAAGGCAATCGCTGCACTGTCCTACTCAGACACCATCAAGCTTGCACTTCCGAAAATGTGCACACATGTGATGTCCGGAAAGATGACTGTGGACGACTTTGCAACTCTTGTTGCAGACACCTACAACAACCTTCAACGGATGTGTGTCATGCATGGCGTAGCCATCTAAAAGGTGTTCCTTTTTCTCTTCTTTTTCTTTTCTTTTTTTACCGTTTGCACTGGCATTGAATCATCAGCCCAGTGAAACGTTAGTACTTAGCCACTCATTCGCCCACACTTTTTTGTTCTGGCATGCCGTTGCACTTTCAGTGCAACTGGTTCTCTTTTTGCTTTTGGGCTTTAGCCCTGAAATCTTTTTGTTCTCTTTTTGCTTTTGGGCTTTAGCCCAAAAGAGAAAAAGGGAAGAGAAAAAGGGAGGTGGGCTAATAATAGAGTGTCTACAGTAGGTGGTATCATTTATTAACTATTAACTCTTTTCACAATTAAAGCAATGAAACCAATAAATAAGCGCCTGCACCGAGTAACATGCCCATGTATGACCGGTATTGCATAGTTTTATATACTCTAAGCCATGCCTCTTTTTGATTAGGACGGACTAAATATGTCAACATATATTTGGATTTAGGATATAATATATATACTAAATATGTTACAGCAAGTGTTACAAGTGCAAAACTGCAAGACCTGACAATACCATGTTCCAACATAAATAATAAAATAATTGTCCCACATATTAATCCGATGATAATCCCCAATACAAATATCTTCATACGTTCTTCATGGATTTGTAAAAATATCTGTTGTTGTTGGGAATCTAATGTATTTATAAACTGGGTTAATACGACATGTTTATACGGGTTGAAAGATACATAAAGCATTGCGCCAAATAACGCAGCAGCGCCCATACAAATAAATGTGCAAGAATTAAACATTTTAATATTTTATTATTTGTCAAGATATTTCAGTTAAAAAAATAAAATTAATTTGTATGACGTTTTTCATGAACTGTAGTATGATGATGTTGTTCTAAAACAATATTACCCGGTAATAATATCATAGAGCTCTGCGTAACAGATTTACCAGATAAAAAGCCGAAATACCATAATACTGCTAAGAATGCAATATAATAATATGAGAATAATAAAAGTCCAAGTATATGTGGTAATATGTTCATTGCCATATACATAATTACTTTAGCTGCTGTATAGCCAATTAAGTAGTTTACCGCTATAATTATCATAAGTAAACCAAATATAACTAATACAATCACTAATAAAAAGAGTGCCAATTCCTGAACCATGTTTTGGTTGGGATTTGCTTGTTTGCCCAGTTTGCTAATATCATTATAGTAAGGAATTTGGGAGATATTAAGAAATGTATCTTTTTCTTTTTTTTACCAAATAAGGAATTAAACCACCTTCTTTGAGCACAGTTGTTAACGACATTTGAAGAACAAATATTTAAATTAATAATATATTTAATTTTTAACTAATTGGAATTATGTTGTTATTTATTTTTTGAAAAATATTGCCAAAATTTAACACTACTAACCTTACAGCCAGCAGCATGTTTATGACCGCCACCCCGAACATCCATCTGTTTTGCAATTGCACTAACATCTGCTGCCTGAGGATTTTTATCCGATGACCGCAGACTTAACCGATATTCATCTTTCAAAATATAATATGAATAAATTACTGAAAATAATGGAGTTGAACCATTTGGTAACGTCTTTTCTGCAAGTATATTACCAAGCTCGGAAACAAGGTCCGGTGTAATTGTGCCCAACCAACATTGTGTTTTAATTCCGGATTTGGGCTCATTAAAGCAAAGCAATACGGCATTTTCAGATGCCTGTGCGATAAGGCGTGATTGATAAGATTCAATCGCATTGCCACATTCGAGCATTTGTTTCATAACCGTTTCAGGGTCGATATCCTTATTTGCTCTGTAAAATGCATCAAATTTTACAAGTGAATCCAGATGACCCTGATTCTGTAGTCCCGAGTTAATGGACCGAGAATTTGGGAGCTTCCATGCCCACAAATCTCGGTCACCAATATAGTCAATAAACCATGGACGCATGATTTTATCGGGATTAAAGTAATCCCATGCGATTTGTGCACCAGAACGATTTAAATCAAATTCAACAAATAGATTGGCAATTGCCGGAAGGGTAGAAATATATTCCTGGTTTGTTTTATGATGGTCCATAATAACAACTTGTTTTGCGACCACACACAAACCAGGAATATCCCGGGTTGGTAAAACATCAATAAAGTAAATTGTGACATTTTGCAGGTCTACGTTATCTCTACGTTTCAAAAGCTTAGGCATAATATCTTCGTCAGGTTTACATCCGCAATATTCAATTGAGCCTTTTACATCTTTACCATAACCCTCTTCAAAATAATTCCATGCACACCATGCACCTGCAATTCCATCTGAACACGGGTTATGATAGTAAATAATAGCTTGTAGTGGTGGTTGGGTTGTGTCGGTAAGTGACATGGTTGTTGTTGAGCTAATAAAGGATATTTATCAGTTGTTAGAATGGGAATATTCAAAAAAACAAAAAAACAATTTTACTTGCTTTCCAGAGCTGTGAGCAATTCTTCAACATTATCAACTATCACATCACGCCCACCAATCTCAATAACACGTGCACCATCGGTTCTCATAAAAATAGACTTTTTACGTGATGAGAGTTGCGTTGCCAACTTATCCAGTTCATCCCGTAACGCATCCATATACGGCATAAATTGGTCCGGTTCCTTCAAATTATGTTTATTTCCGTATGCGAGAATACGGTTTGCCAGCCCGGACTCAATTTGCCTCGGGTCCCGGTATATATTAAACTTGTTGATTTTAGCGACCAGTTCCTTGGCCACACGTTCGGCATCTACTGTAAAATTGCATATACTTAACCCGGAAAGCTTACTCGGGTCCGGTAATTGGTCAGGGGTGTTCTTGCTAAGATTATGCAATAACCAGACATTACCTTTATCATCCGCCTGTAATACGTTATAATTTATCGCATAGACGATGAGTTTGCCGGCCGGTGTGCCCGGTTTAAGCTTAAATTGAAATCGCGGTTCATGTATCCCCGAAAAGTTACAGCTCCCCGTAGGTTGGGCCAAGTTTTCTGGTTCAAGTGCGAACGACAAAGTGTGAATTTGTCCATTTGGCGGTACATTATCATGGACCTTAAACGGTTCTACATCCGTATAATATGACCCGGGTAACTCCTGAATCTTATCCCGACCATCAAAAACTAATTTTCCCGATTCTAACACCGTTGAATTTGTTATGCTATTATATGTTCCGTTACTATAGTTAAAGTAATTATTCACCGCAGTATTATCATTTGACCGGAAAACCCAAATAAGCTCCGAAACCGGATATTTAAGTTCCCGCAAATTGATATTGAGTCCCGTTGTACTATCCCCATAATCAAACTCCAATGCTTGGGTTTGGGTTAGCAAATACAATTGGCGTTTGGCCTCCAAATATCGCATCCGTTCTTCTGTTTCAAGCGTGATATAGTCAACCAGTAAATTATGCCCCAGTATCACCAATTGGCCAGGGTATGCTTGACTCACCGTTTGGTTCGCTCCGGCTTCATAAATAACGAGTTCATCCAGGGTTCGGAATTCGACAATGAGTTCTATTTCAGCGTTACGCATACCGGCTAACGGAAAAGCAAGCGCCGTATTCCCTTTCAAATTTGAATTGGTATTCTGGCAAAACCAAAACAGAAAGGGAATATATACCGTACCGCCAACCTGATTATTATACGGGCTCTGGTCAATGTATTTCTTTACCTGTTTAGCATATGACAGTTGTTTACCTGCCGGAATACTGAACGATGACCATATATCCATGAATTCGCTGTATTGGGTATCGATGATGTTTCCACCAACCTTAAGCTGAACCTGTTTTATAAGTGCATTGCCGACCGAATTTGTATAGCCTATTTGGGACGTGCCGCCGCCTGTCTTAGTAACGGTCAGCCCCTGTAATGATGGTAAGTCAACCTGAAGCGTTATGTTGGATATCAGGTCACCATAGCGTCCGTCTTGGTCAAAACGGAAGGATACCCGTTGGCCAAAATTTACCGTTGACCTGAAGTTTAGTTTCCGTGTGTCTTTGGCAAAATTACCGAAATTCTGATATGAATGATTAAAAAAACTGCTTTTTTTTATTTTGTCATTTGTGAGATAGTTTTTTAAACCAAGCTGTAATATGCTTCCTTCCATATGATTGTGCTTTGTAGTCTTTATATTATTATCATAGGTTAATTATTTTTATGGGGTTAAACAATACATAAAATCACGATTCACTAATAAATAATAATTAATAAAAAATAACAAATTTAATACTCTGGGTTCAATTTAATTTCACAATATAAATTATGAGGTATGCCATCATTTCCTAAAAATGCTAATAACATTAAAAATTCCAATACATTATATTTGTCAATATTAAATGAACCAGAATTTTTGAATAGCTCAAATAGTTCATCATATGATGTATTTTGAATAATATAGTTTAATTGTTCATTCTTGATAATTTTTGCACAGATAACTTTATGATGTTTTAACAGCCATTCGTTATAACTTAATAAATTTAAAAGAGAACCTCTTTTTACTGCACAAGTATGGTGGTCCACAATTTCGCATTGTGGAAAAGCAGTTCTTGCAATAACAAAATTACATTTACATTTTTCTCCCATGTTATAAGTTTCATATAGTAATGGTCTATCTCTGGAATACCCCGCATATGCGTCATTTATTTGTTGTAGTACAATTTCATAATTTGGATGTTTTTTATCTGGAAGAATATATCTTGGGTATGTGTATATATTTTCAGGTGTTGCATATTCTGTTTTCTGTTGCAAATTAGTACATACATATTCATGAATATATAGCATTGGATTATTAACAGTATAAATATACTTTTTATACATTGAATAAATATCTACTTTACCTGAAGATGTATTAACAGTTTTGTAGTATTTATCAGTAATTAAATCATGATACCAACTTCTTGCAATATAATAGTTATCGATATTATGTGTCATAATTTTTATTAAAGATGGTAATAAGTTAGTAAAAATATCAATAATTTTTGTATTTGCTGAAACATTAGGCATAATTGTATTAAATTCAGTCATCAATGTAGTAAGACCAGTCATATGTGTTGTGAAATTTGTAAATTGTAAATTAATACGCTCATGAAGTTGTTTTTTTGTTTCATTAACTAAGTGCTCAAGTTTTTTTTTGTCTAACTCTAATTTTTTTGTATATGTGTCATATTCTTTTTCCTTTTCTATTAATGCGGTTGTTAAAACATTTAAATTTTGCGTTACTTCTTTTTAATTTGTAGGATGTTCTGTAATTTTGTTATTAACAGCGTCTAATTTTGCTTTTGTATCTGAAATATTATTTTCAATAGTTAATAAATTAGCTTCACATGTAGAATATTTAGTTTCTACTTTTTTCAATTCTTTTTTAATTACCTTATACTCGGTTTCCTTTGAGATATATTCTCTTTCTAAATCTTGTAAAAGGGCTGTTAAATCTTTAATTTGTGTTTTAATAGTCTCTATATCTTTATTTAGAATTGTTGGATTATTTTGTGATTTATACTCAAGTATAGTTTTGTCTAACTTAGCTATTTCAGACTCGCCAAGAACTTTTAATCTATTTATTGTTAAGTCCATTACAACAAAAGTTATAGTTAATTAAGTGATTATGTATACAATTTATTTTACAACAAATGCAAATCAATTTTTAACACATGGTATTAATAATCCACCAATCCAACAACAACACCTAATAACGATATTAAAACACAAATAAGTTAAATTATTAATACACAAATATATACAAATAATTAAAGACACATATGACAACCGTCCAGGCACTATATTCAACCACAAGTAGTATAAATGAATACAATACACTATTACTTCCCGAACAAAATACAGGACACCTATACATAAATAACACATTCCGTATTGGACATACCGACGGTGTAGAAGGCAACCCACCGTTTAACAATGCAAATATAGGTCTGAAGGACCAAGGTGACGGCAATTTCTATGATTTATTTCTCAGCAATACCGATTTGTATTTGAATACCGGCAATGGCATTGTATATTTTGTTAGGAATGATGAACTCGAAACGATATTGAACAACGACCCGGTAATATTTAGCAATGTATATGTTAGCCGTGCAACAGGAAACGGATATATTAGTTTTGTAAATGACCATACAGAAATAGGAGGCACACCAAATCTCGGGTTCCGGGCGTCAAACGGTGTCATGCAATTTCGTAATGCCGCCAGTAATACGTGGGCGAATATTGGAACAGCGGTCGAAACATTTGTCAGTAATATCCAAGCCGTAACGACAACATCGAATATACTTATTCCGGTAAATACCGTCGGCATTAAGGTTCGGGCTATCGGTGCAGGCGGTGCAGGCGGTGCTGCTGATACAAGCATATATAGCCAAGGAGGTGGAGGTGGTGCGGGCGGTTTCGTAGAATTAGCATATCAATCACCCACACTTAGCAATATGTATTTACAAGTAAATATCGGGCAAGGAACAAGCACGATAGGTGGTAATTCTACGGTTCACCTGAAAACAAATATTACCGATCCGGCAAACCCATCAAACATGCTTCTTGACGCATATGGTGGCCAACCCGGCGAAACATTTAACACGGTAACCTATGAATCTTCCGGAGGTTCCGGTGGTTCGGGTCAGATATCCGGCGCATTGACTAACGCGGGCTATGTTATTCAGGGACAACGTGGGCAACCAGGATATTATAGCGAAAACCAAAACTTACGGTATTACCATGGTGGCCGGGGTGCGGATTCGACATTCGGTTCAGGAGGTGCAGGCGCATTTATTGGAACGGATGCTTCGAGTGCCGGTTATGGTTGTGGTGGTGGTGGTGGTATCTATTACAATGATGGGGCAAGTAATACAGGTGTTCAGGTATTTAGCAATGGTGGCTCCGGTTATGCGGTGGTCGAATTCTATACGGCGGCAATTTCTACCGTTGGAGCAGTAGCAACAAATTATTTTTATCAGTTACTGGATACAAATATTGATTTATCCCAATTAAATGCCAAACCATATCTTAAATATGGTGCCCTTTCTAAGGTAACGAATGTTGAACTGAATATTGGCGATGACCCGGCTCCTACACTTGGCGGCACACTTGACACAAACGGGTATAATATTCAAATTGCGAATAATACCGGGATACAGGATTCTACCGGTAATCTGGCTATTGAATTTAATAGCTCGAACAGCGGAACGGCACATTTGCTCGTTAAAGCAGGCAAATTACCAAACGGTGATGATGTCGCCGAAATAACGGCTAATAGTTCCGTGAGTGCGGCGTCAGCAGGGCTCTATATCCATCCAAAGGGGACAGCAGATATAGATATGTCTACTAATACGGCGGCAAGTATAAATATCACAACGGGTTCAGTTGTCATAGATAATACGTCAAGTGTAGAGCTCAATTCAGGATATATAAAAACCAGTTATGCCTTTTATGATGATGGCGAACTTAGCACGTCAAGCGGGTCACGGACATTGATTCCTACGACATCGGACTTAATCATTTTTCAGATAACGGGAGATGATGGTCGATATTACACAAGTGTTGATGCCGGTGTTATGGGACAACATGCTAACTTTATATATGATGCACCCGGAACCAATAATATCGTATATATGTCGTTTATAAATGGCGCCAATACCGCGTCTGTTGGTGTAGGTTCTGGGTTAGCGACAGAGTTAGTTTATGATACCCCAGGGCAAAGTGCGCATTTGGTTTATTTGCAGTTCGGGTCACCATATGATACCGCGAATATTGCAAGCCGGAGTCGGTGGCAAGTGGTTAATGGTGGTTGTAATGTTATAAATTAGCTTAATTGGTTTTGCTAAACTTTTTGTTTTTTTGTTTTATGTTTTAACTAATAAAATTTACAAAAAACAATAACTAAATAGTAAGTAAAAGAACCAAAATAACCATATACTATAATTTAATAGTTATAACATAATTTCACAATGGCATTTAATTTGAATAGAGCAGAAAATGATTTACAAATTACAGCAAATCAAATAAAATTTACGTCAGATACATACACATCAAATATAATCATAGATTTATCAAATGCTAATACAACTATGCTTAACATGAACCCGAATAGTGCTAACTTTGTCGGGTTTATGGCCAATTCATCCGGTTTATTTATGAAAAATAGCGCCAACGCAGGTGCATTTGTTCCTATTGGTGGCACTGGTGTCAATTTTACCCCTAATATCGCACTGGAACTTGTATCAAATACTTTTTTAAATGTATTATATAATCCGGCAATTCTGAGCATTGATGGGTCAAATCGTCTTAATATCGCCAATGGAGCTATAACAAATTCTAAGTTGGCAAATACTGGAATACAAATCGGAAATGTAAATGTGGCATTAGGCAACGCGATAACTGGCTTCTATGCGGGCAATATATTCGGTCGCTTATCATCAACCAATTTACCATTATCATTTGACAATGTTGCCATATCAAATATAAATTTTACATCGGGTAGCATCAATAACGTGACCATTGGAACATCTACCGCAAACAGTGCCATATTCAATTACATCGTTGCGAATAATTTTGCCAACATAACTGGTAACCTTAATATTGGTTCGGCAACCAAATATGCCATTTTTAATACTAATACTACCGCGAATACGTTAACATTATTATCCACTGCCGGGACGAGTAATTTATCACTCATTAGCAATACAAATTCACATTTGTTTTTTGGTCCATCAAATAATATAGGTTTGCGGTTATTGGGTAATGGGGGAAATTTAGAAGTTAGTGCCGATTCGGCTGGCAATTGGTCAAAACTGTTTACGTTGGCAGACCTTGTCGCTGGTAATGGTCTCGTTAAATCGGGTGCAAATAACAATACACTCGATATTCAAGTTGACGATTCAACAATGACGATAGCATCGGATATATTATCTGTAAAAAGCAATGGTATTTCTGTAACACAATTAGCATCCAATGCGGTAACAACGGTTAAGATTGCCGATAGTAACATAACCACGGCTAAAATAGCTGACAGTAATGTTACAACAGCTAAACTGGCGGATAATTCAGTTATAACGGTTAAGATTGCCGACAGTAATGTTACAACAGCTAAACTGGCGGATAATTCAGTTATAACGGTTAAGATTGCCGACAGTAATGTTACTACTGCTAAGATTGCCGACAGTAACGTTACTTCAGCTAAACTGGCAGATAATTCAGTTATAACGGTTAAGATTGCAGACAGTAATGTTACTACTGCTAAGATTGCCGACAGTAACGTTACTTCAGCTAAACTGGCAGATAATTCAGTTATAACGGTTAAGATTGCAGACAGTAATGTTACTTCCGCTAAACTGGCGGATAATTCAGTTATAACGGTTAAGATTGCCGACAGTAATGTTACTACTGCTAAGATTGCCGACAGTAACGTTACTTCAGCTAAACTGGCAGATAATTCAGTTATAACGGTTAAGATTGCCGACAGTAATGTTACTTCAGCCAAGCTGGCTGATAATTCAGTTATAACGGTTAAGATTGCCGACAGTAACGTTACTACTGCTAAGATTGCCGACAGTAACGTTACTTCAGCTAAACTGGCAGATAATTCAGTTATAACGGTTAAGATTGCCGACAGTAATGTTACTTCCGCTAAACTGGCGGACAATTCAGTTATAACGGTTAAGATTGCCGACAGTAATGTTACTTCCGCTAAACTGGCGGACAATTCAGTTATAACGGTTAAGATTGCCGACAGTAACGTTACTTCAGCTAAACTGGCAGATAATTCAGTTATAACGGTTAAGATTGCAGACAGTAATGTTACTTCAGCCAAGCTGGCTGATAATTCAGTTATAACGGTTAAGATTGCTGACAGTAACGTTACTACTTCTAAGATTGCAGACAGTAATGTTACTTCAGCCAAGCTGGCTGATAATTCAGTTATAACGGTTAAGATTGCTGACAGTAACGTTACTACTTCTAAGATTGCAGACAGTAATGTTACTTCAGCCAAGCTG